CTACGCATTGGATCGGCTCTCCAAGACTCGCCGGCCGGCGTTGGTGATCTTCCAGACCCGGCGATTCCGGATGGGATCGAAGCGTTCGGTTTCCTGGACGAGGCCGAGGCGCTGCAGCATCGGATTGAGTTGATCCCGCGCGGTGTAGGCGCGCGGCTTCTGGGCGAGGAGGCGCAGGCGTTCGAGCTTGTGCGAAGTAAGCGATTTATGCTGCATCGACACCGCCCTCCAGCAGCGTGGTAGGAGCGGCCAGATAGGGCATGTTCCGGATCGCGGTCCCGAGAGCGGCGTGCATCTTGGCGCGAAGCTTGGGGAGGTTCGCGCGAGGATAGGATGCTGGGAACGGGCCCGGTTGGATCTCCGTCTCGCGCTTGTCGGGCTCGCGCAGGAACACCGTGATCATCGCATCGACGAGATCGCTGGTCTCCATTCGATTGCCGTCGTGAAGCCACTCGCTGTCGTGTCGCTTCGAGCCGCAGAAGGGGCAGATCGGCACGTTCTCGCTGTTGTCGACCGGCGAGAGACACGCCTCCTCGACCCGCCGCCAGACCACCCTCGCCTGCTCCGGCAACATCTCCCACGGATCGACGGTGCCGCGCGGACCCTGCTTCTCGCCGGAAAACCGGGCTTCGTAGGCCGTGCGACCGGGCTCGTGTGCCGTCGTCATGACCGTGCCCGCTGCTGTCGAGCCGGTAGATACGTCAACGTCTCCCTCGGCCCGGGCTTTTGCGATCCACCATTCCTTGCTCCGATCGACTGTCATGCGGCTGCTCCTGTCGCCTCAATCGGCCGCACGCCGCGCTCCGCCAACGCCTCAAGATCCGGGATCATCTCGGCCTTGATCTCGTGGCGGGCGTAGACCCAGCCGGGCAGGCAGGCGTGGGTGTAGTGCCGTCCCGAGCGAAAGAAGCCGGGCAGGTTCGACCACGTGGTCAGCCACTCCGAACGGCGCGGGCGGCTGTAGTCGACGTGCATGACGCCCTTCACCCCCATGGTGGAGGGGTCGGCGATCGCTGCTCGAAGATCGCGGGCCGCCTCCCCAGCGATGCGGCGCTCGTCGTCAGTCGGTGGTGGGAGCGGCTTCGGCGTCTTCACGCTGCGGCTCCTGCGATGTCGAGCGGGTCGGCGGCGACGAGCGGCTGCCAGCGGATAAGCATGCCGTCGAATTCGTCGACGCCGGGGTGCTCAGCCGCCCAGAACGCTACGAGGTCATCCCAGCAACTGAAGCCATCGCGCACGGCGAATGCGTCGAGGTCCTGCTGCGATCGGATCCAGCCGTCGTTGCAGAACACCACGCCCTGTCGCAGATCCATGCGGATGGGCGTGGCCTCGATGCAGACGGATACGCCAAGTCGCCGACAGTATTTCGTGCGCATGCCTGTGAAGAGATGCGTCAGGTCGCCAGGGCGAGCATGCCGCTTCCGGTCGGCCCGGATCGTCTGTGCCTTCGTGCCGGCGAGGATCGGCTCGGCGAAGCGCTTCTTGAAGCTGTAGGCCACCATCAGGCGCGAGCCTCCGGCATGCCATTGTGCTCGACGCCGTCGAGGAGACGGCCGGCGGCCTTCTTGCCGATGCGGATGAGGCCGCCTCCGAGGTGGTCACCGGGATCGTAGAAGTGCCATCGGGGACCGGCCGGACGTCCGTAGACGTCGAACATGCTGTCGGTCGGTGCGCAGTGCTGCGCCGTTGCCAGCCCCTCGTCGAGCCAGTCGCCCCATTGCTTGAAGAAGAAGGCGACGCCGGCAGTAAGGCATTGGTCGCGGATCGATCGCACCCACTGCAGGTACATCGGCCGTGCGCCAGCGCCGCTCTCTCCGCCGACGATCACAAGGTGGATGCCGGTTAGGTCGATCTCGCCGAGGTCTTCGAGCAGCGGCTCGATCGATAGGAAGCGCACGGCCGCCGGTACGGCTCGCAGCTTGTCGAGGCGATGCAGGCGCGCGCGGTCCTCGATCGTCGTGCCGAGCCAAACGTTGGGCCATGGCCACCGGAAGTCCGCAGCTTCGACCAGCGGAAGCATCTTCACGATGTTTTCCGGTCGCTTGGTTAGCACCATCCAGTCGAGGTGCCGCGTGTTGGCGATGACCTCCCATGCCGCATCTCGCCACTCAGACATGGCCTGATTGTCGAAGAAGTCAGCGAGCGAGTTGGTGAAGACGCGCTGACGGATGCCGGCTTTCTCGCAGGCGGTGTTCCATTTCAGCGGCTGGCGCCAGAGCGCCGCGCTCGTCCGACGCCGCTCGCCCTGCCATAGCGCTGCGTTGCCGGTGCGCTTCGCCCAACCTTCGGCATAGCAGTGATCGCAGGCGGGGCTCAGCGCCGTGCAGCCGAGCCAGAAGTTCATCGTGTGGTGGGTCCACTCGATCTTGCTGTTCTCAGCCATCACGCCGCTTCCTTCCTCTTCACACCGCGGTACCGCTGCGAGTGGCTGACGACGTCGCGATACGAGACGCCGTGCAGAGCGTGCCAAGCCGTCCGGCACTGCTCGATGCTGAGCATGTCGACGGCGGCGAATTCGGCCGGGACGTCGAGCACCGCCTCAAGGAAACGCGCGACCCGCTGCTCGGCGATCGCGCGGGCGTTCGGGTTCTCGTGCAGCGCCTCGGCGAGGACGCGCTCGACCTGGCGCTCGGTGAGCAGCGTGCGGGCGTTGCGCGTCTCCTCGCCGGCCGGGGCGCCGACGGGCCGATCCGCGATCGGGTCGTGCCGGCACCAGGAGTCGGAGCACACCGGGCACGCCCAGACCCGAGCGTCGGCGAGGCTCGGATCGGAGACGCCAGCCTCCCAGCCCAGCATCAGGCCGGCTTCGGTGCCGCAGTCGGTGCAGAAGGGGGCCATCGCCTACTCCGCCGCGACGAGAGGTTGATCGGAGAAAAGCGTCATTGGCGGCAGGCCGCGCACCGGGCGTGCGGCGAAGGCCTCGTCCTCGCGATAGTTCGCGGCGACCAGCGCATCGGCCATGTCCGGGCAAACCGAGTTGCCGCACATCCGGCCCTGCTGTTCGAGGGTGAGCGGCACGATGGTGCCGTCCTCGAGCTCGCCGCGGTCGATCACGTAATCGGTGCGGAAGCACTGCGCCGAGAAGCGCTCGCGCGGCGTCAGCATCCGCATGCCGATGTCGACGATGGCGTAGGGCTGGCCCTGAACTATCACTGTGACGACGCCATGCCTGGGCTTTGCGGTGACGGTGTGCAGCGGCTCGTCAGCCACCTGCGACGGCAGGCCCTCGCCATAATATTTCGCCAGGAAGGCGTAGACCGCTGCCGCGTGGTTGCCGCCGGCCGATGATGTCGGAGCCGGAGCGTCGATCGGGCCGTCACGGCGGTCGGAGCCGCGCAGGTTCAGCATGTGGCTGGCGATGATCGTCTGGTGGCCGCCGCCGGATGTGATGGTCGAGACGGGCTCGCGGATGTCGCTGCCGGCCTTGATGCCGTCGCCTCGCTCGGTGTTGTGCTGCGCCAGGAAGGCGGCGACCACGCCAGCCTTGCCCGCGCCGCCAGCAGTGATTGTGCCGACGGGCTCCTCTACCGCCGATCCGACCGAAGCGCCGAACTGGCGAGTCATATGGACCGCCGCGAGGCTGCCCTCGTTTCCGGTCGGCACGATGACGGGCGCTGGCTCGTCGATCGCGCGGGCGCGCGGATCCTGACCGGGGCGCTCACCGTACCGAGGCACTAGGCAGGCACCGACTACCGAGAGCCCGGCCCCTCCGGCTGTCACGGTATGCGCCGGCTCGTCCGCACCGTTGAAAGACTTCCCGGCATTCCGCATCGTCATCAGGTGCGAAGCGACGACGGCGTGGGTGCCAGCCTGCGTCACGGTCCGGAGCGGTTCCGCGGAAGGCCAGACATTTGGCGCGCGGCCCGTCGTCTGCCCGTTCGCCACGTTGACGATGACGGGGGCGACGACACCCATCGGCGCATAACCGCCAGGATGCGTATCGGAGTGGGCCGTCGTGATGGTGTGGACTGGCTCGTCGATGCTATGGCCGGTCGAGCCCTTATTGAACTTCGTCACGAAGGGCGCGACGACCGCGTTCTGATCCTTCGGACTCGCCGTGATCGTGTGCAGCGGATCGGCTGCATCGCGATTCCCGCCGCCTTGCTGGCCGTAGCTCACGAACGGCGTGACGATCGCCTCGCCTCGGCTGGCCGTCATCGTGTTGGCCGGCTCGTCGAGCGGGTACTCGCGCCGGCCCCGGCTGTCGCCGTGGTTCACGCTGACGAGGAAAGGCTTCGGCGAGTTGACGACGTAGCGCATCGTGCCCTTCGCGATCCGCGCCATGGTCGCGTCGGCGAGCGGGCGGTTCGCGCGGATTCCGTGCTTGGCCTTGATCTCGGCCGACGTCTCGAAGATCGACGGGCACGGAAGCGACCAGTCGATGATCTCGGCCGCGGTCCGCCAGGGCTTCAGCCGGCCGGACAGCACGCCTTCCGAGGTCGGCGCGCCATGCGTCGGCTCCGGCCACACGATCGGCCTGCCATCGCGGCGAGCGACCAGGAACAGACGCTTCCGGATCGTGGGCGCGCCATAGTCGCAGGCTCGCAGCTCGCGCCACTCAACGGCGTAGCCCATGGCGCGGAAAGCAGCGACGAAGGACCGGAAGGTGGCACCGCGCTGCAGAGGGCATGGCTTCCCGTCATCGAGGAGCGGGCCCCAGTCCTGAAACTCCTCGACATTCTCCAGGAAGACGACGCGCGGGCGCTGCGCCTTCGGCAGGCTCTTGATCCAACGGACGCCTACCCAGGCGAGACCACGGATCTCCTTCTCGCGGGGCTTGCCGCCCTTCGCCTTCGAGAAGTGCTTGCAGTCCGGCGACATCCAGAGAAGCCCGACTGGACGGCCCGCGCACAGCGATCGCGCGTCGATGTTCCAGACGTCCTCCTCGATGTGGTGCGTGTCCGGATGGTTGATCCGGTGCATCGCGAGCGCGAGGCGGTCGTGGTTCAGTGCATAGTCGGGATCGCGGCCAAGCGCGGCGCGGATGCCCTCGGATGCGCCGCCGCCGCCGGCGAAGCTGTCGATGATGAGAGGCCGCATCACGCCGACGCCTCCATCCGAGCCTCGCGCCGGGCGAGCGTCATCAGGCGGGCGACGACGGCATTGCGGCGGCGCCCGATCGCGCGGGCGATGTCGATCTCACGAAGGCCTTGCGCCTCAAGGGCGAGGAGCCGCGCGTCCTCATCGGCCGTGAAGCGGCGCACCGGATAGCCGTTGCGCGTCATCACCATGGGGCCGGTGTATTCGACCTGGAGCGACCGAGGTTTCGGCGCCTCTGCGCCTATCCGCAGGCAGTGCCACCACACGGACGACTCGGAGCAGCCGATCTCGGCCGCGATGTCCTTGAGCATCACGCCCTGCTCGCGCAGTTCGGCCATGCGCTCGCGATCGGAATCGGAAATGCGACGAGCCGGCATCACCACCCCCAATCCATGTCGCGTTCGCGGTTCGGGTGAGGCTCGGGCGTGGCGACGCTGACTTCGTTCCAGTCCGCCGGGTCCTGGTTGAGGACGCGGCGCATGGCCTGCTCGAACGCGCCTCGCGTGAAGGTACCGACCAGCATCGTTGCGACGGGCGTCTGTCCGCGCGTGAGCGTGTCCGAGATGCTGGCAATGACGTTCCCCAGCGCGGTCGTGAACCCGCCGCCGAAGTCATCATCGGAGATGCGCTTGTCGCGGCAGTCTCCGAGGTAGCCCATTGCGGCGGAGGTCAGAGCGAGGGTCAGCTCGCGCTCGGCGGCGATCGCGGGATGAGGGGCCGGGCCCATCGCCTCGTAGCGAGCCCGCATGTCGCGGATGCCCTGCTCGACGGCGTTTCGGTGTGGAGTGGCGGAGGCCATAGTCAGGCGTGCTCCGTTTCGCGATGGTCGAGGGGTGCGTCGCCGCGGAAGCCGTCATCGTCGTCGGCGCGGCGCGTGAGATCGTCGAGCTCGTCGGAGATCGCATCGAGTGCCCGGTCGTGATCGGGATGCAGGTCCTCACGGAACCTGCGAAGCGCGTCCGACCCGCTTTTTGCGGCTTTGCGCGCATCTCCACAGAGGCGGGCCCAGCCATTCTCGGACATGCCGGTCCCTGCAGGCGGCTTGGACCGATCATGGTTGTCGGACCGGTGCGACTGGTCTGAGCCGCGCTCGCTCGGGCTGGCGCTGGTCGCGACCTGAGTCTGCGGCCGCTCGGCCGCCAGCGGCTTGACCGTGTACGGCTTGCGGCTCGTCCGGGTGACGGTGAGCGCCATCGTCACGGCCCGGTCTATGTCCGAGACGTGGCTGATCCGGATGCCGCCGACGGCCTGGCCGCCGAACATCACGGAGTCGTCGCGGTAGAGCGTCATGCGACGGCCGGCGTAGGTCTCGCCCTTTTCGCCCCACACCATCACGAGCACGCGCCGCATCGACTTGCACGGCTTATAGGGTTTGCCGCCGTCGCCCTCGAAGTTGATGGCGATGGGCTGATCGGGCTCGGACGCGCGCGAAACGCGGGTGACCCTGATTGTCCTGGGCCTGCCGATGAGATCGTCGGCGTTGAGCTGATCGCTCTTGGGGGCGATGGTCTGCGAAAGGTCGGTCAAACCAGGATCTCCCGGTTGATGCGCTTGGTCGGGATGGCTCGGGAGGACGCGACGGCGTCGAGGTATCGGTCGCGGGCATCGAGGAGCCGCTTCTCGAAGTCGCCGGCGGCGGAGATGATCGCGTCCTGGACGACCGGGTCCGGGTAGGCGCGGATACGTGCCAGGGGCATGCCGCCCGAGTACGAGACGAAGTCGCACCACAGCCGCTCCGAGACGGCGAGGCCGGTCTGTACCTGGATGAGGAAGTCGGCCGGGATCGTCTCCTCGATGACGTGAAGGACGAAGGTCTCGACCTGGTACTTCTGGCGGCGGGACTTGCACTCGACCTGGCCGTCGCGGCCGACGAGCGCATCCGGCGAGTAACCGAGGGTGAAACCCCATTTGTCGTTCGTGATGAAGCCGACGCGCTCCACCCGCTCGAAGTGCTTGTCGTACAGAAGGAGCGCCTCTACCTCGTCGTCTCGGCCGCGGAGCATGTCGTCGCTGACGTAGGTCGGCTCGACGAAGTTGGTGATCCGCTGGGCGAGCAGCTCGTAGAGGTGCGCCCTCTCCTTCTCGTTGCTCGCCTTCTTGAAGGTCGGCGTGACGATGAGCTTCATCTCGCTCGCGGTGAGCATGCCGCAGCGGGCTTCGAGCCACTCGTCGGTGCCCTGCAAGAGCTCGGAGTGGATGCGGACTCGGGAGCCCCCGCCGCGGCCGGCGTGGTCGATCATCTCCATGGTGGCTACTCCGCTGCCTTCAGGCGATTTCGGGCGAGCCGTTCCCCGAGCGCCCGGCTCTGAGCCGAAACGCAGTCGAGATGCGGCGGGTGGAAGGGGTCGGCGATCGCGCGGTCGATGAGCCGGGCGAGCTCGGCGCGGACAGCGTCGAAGTCGGTCGGAGCTCGGGCGAGCCGGATCTGGTGCTCGCGCAAGACGTCGTTCAGCACCTCGACGAGGCCGGTGTCGGTCTTGATGCTGAGCAGCCCGACGCCGCGCTTGTGGAGCATGGCGGCGGCCGCCTCGGCGGTAACCTGGCCGAGCAGGTTGGCGATGGCGCGATCAGACATCGAACATCTCCGCGATCCAGTCCTCGACGGGCTCGCCGGCGGCGCGGGCCTGCAGCGCCTCGATCTGAAGGTCGGCCATGCTGGGCTCGCGATCGTGCTCGGCGGCCGCGCGGTGGCGCGCGTTCGCGTTGCGGACGTTTTCGCGGATGGCCGAGGGATGCTTCGGGACCGCCAGACGCGCTTTGGCGCGGCCGTGCCGACCCTGGATGTGGCAGAACAGGCCGTTCTCGTCGGCCAGGACGCGCGCGCAGTGCGGACAGGTGAAGGAGCGGTCAGCCGACACGGCGCGCCTCCTTCTTCGGGAAGAGCGGCAGGCACTCGCCGACGACCTGCGCGCGGTAGTCTGCCGCGATCGACTCCATGAGAGCCGTCTCGCGTTCAGCCTCGGTGCGCGTCATGCGTCCGCCCTCGATCAGGCGCGGGTAGACCCGTTTGCGCTGGCGCAGCTCGCGCTCGGCGCACTTCACCTTGTCGACGGCAGAGAAGATCCGGTCAGTCACGGCGGACCCCTCCGTCGTGCTCGTCCTGGGACCAGGCGTTGACCTTCGCGAAGGTGGCGGCTGCGATCGTGAGACCGATGACGATCACGAGCAGGCAGAGCATGTGGGCGAGCGGGCTCATGACGCCCTCGCCATGTCCCGCGTGGCGCGGGTGAAGGGGTCGAGGGGCTCGTCACACTGGATCTGCGAATCGGTCGCGGGACCGAGGGCGTCGAGCGCCTGCTGGGCGAGATCGCAACGCTCTTCGAGCTCGAAGCGGAGTGCATCTTTGCTCCAGCACTCGCCTCTGCAGGGCATGCAGCCGCACTGGAGTCCCTCAGCGAGGGCAGCCAAGACAGAGCGGACGATGGGCGGAACGGTGCTCACGCCGCCCTCCGCTCGTCGCGAAGGTCCTTGGCGCGGCGCTCGTCGGCGGCGTCGCGGTCGGCTTGGTCCTGCTCGCAGGCCTCGGAGAGCAGGTAGCGCTTCAACTCGCTGTCGCCCTCGATCCGGCTGAAGAGCCAGGTCGGGGCCTCGACTCCTCGAGGATCGATCGCCGACGTGATGTGTGCCGACAGGATATCGACTTCGGCGGGATCCTCGGGCTGCTCCCGCGTCGCCGGCGAGCCGGGCGTCATGTGGTAGCGGAGGATGACCGGGATCTCGTGCTCTTGCCCGTGGCAGAGGTTGAGGATGATCCAGGTCTTCGCAACATAGATGCGATTGCTCATCACGCGGCCTCGATGCTGCGGAGAGGGAGGGCGGAGCCGTTGATCAGGACGGCAAATTCGGGGTTCTGCCGGGCGAAGTGGCTCACTGCGTCGGAGACGAAGCGGATCACGGCGCAGGCGTCCGACAGGGGCTCGTAAGTCTCGGTGCCGAGCTCGCAGCGAGAGACGCCGGGGCCGGACAAGCGGCGCTCGACGACGTAGGAGCCGGGAGCGCGCTCGCGGACCGTGAAGGTGGCGAGCGGCTGGCCCTGGGGTTCAGGGAGCCGGGCGACGAAGCCGGCGAGGACGTCGCGGGGAGAGGCGGCCATTTATGCGGCCTCCCGGTCAAGATCAGCGGTGATGACGAGGAGGCGCTGGCCGCGATCAACGTTGGCCGAGGTCAGGGCCGTATCGGCGTCAGCGCCCTGCAGCCGCTTCTCAGCGTCGACGAGGCGAGCGACGAGACCGGCCTCGATCGCGGTGAGGTCGAACGCGTTGGCGTTCACGTTCCGGCCGCGAACGAGCTGATCCTTGCACCGCTTGTTGTGAGCGAGCCGGAGCTTCAGCTCGTCGATCTGGAAATCCGGGCGCGCCAGGACGGCGAGCACCTTGTCGAGATCGGCGAAGAAAGTGGTGAGACGGTCGACGGGGGCGGTCATTGTGCCGACCCGCCGAAGACGTAGGCGGCGCTGAAGATCGCCGCGAGCACCATAGCCGGTGCGGAAAAGATCAGCGCCGCGGCCATGTCAGGCGGCCTTCGCGAGAGCGGCGACGTTGACGCGCACGTGGGCGACATACTCGGCGACGGTGCTGCCGCCCTCAAAGGCAGCCAGCGCGCCGTCGATCGAATAGCCGTCCGTGTCCTGGTTGCCGTCGAGGGAGAAATCGCGACCGAACGCGCGCTCGGCGCGGGCTACCCAGCGCTCCCAGGCCGCGTCGGAATTAAGAGAGGCGCTTTCGAGCGCTGCGAATTCGAGGTGGTGCACCGGAGGGCTCCATCGCGGGTGGCGATGGGCCTAAGCTAGTCGGATATATCCGATGTCGTCAATCGGAAATCGGAGACTTCCGACGATTTTTCTCCGATCGCTTTGGCGGGTGCGAGTCGTACCGCAGGCGAGCCACTGATCTTAGCAGCCTCCAGTTTCCCCCGTAATCCACAGCCTCACGATGGCGTGACAGCTCGGTATTTTGCTGTCGTTGACTCACTAGTGCCCCGTGAACGAACTGAGAACAAATTGAAGGGGAGCGTCCTGGCGTTGCGTTCTGCAGAACAGCTTAAGATCCACCGATGCGTGCGTATCGACGTCGTCTGCGAGGACTGCGGACAGGGCAAAACATACGAGAGGGCTCGGATCACCGAGCTTCTCGAAAGAGGCGTGCGCACTATGCGCGATCTAGAGCGGAGGCTGTTCTGCACCTACTGCCGTGGCGCAGGTGGAGACGGCATAAGCCTGCGGATGAGGCCGCACTATCCGTCTAGTCGCTTTTTGAGCCCACGATCTTATGGACCGAGACAACACGATCACCGGGGAACCGCATGATCCGGTCTTCGCCCGGCGCCGGGTTCAGTTGCTCGAGCACGAGCTCTTTCTTCGATTGGCTGACGAACCGTTTTACGTATCCGCTCGGGACGTCGTCCTCATCGATCCTGATCTGGGCTACAACGTAGTGGCCGGTCCGGAATGGCCGATGCGGAGCGACGTAGACCGTATCGCCATCCTCGTAACGGTCGAGCATTGACGTGCCACGGACGAAGACGCCGTAGCCGTCCCTGACATCGGCGAGCGAGGGCGGCCTAAGATGAGACTCCAGCTCTTTCCCGTTCATCCGAAACCGGCCATCCGGGCCGCCGGCGGCCTCGCCGTAGATGTGGACCAGATCACGGCTGAACTTCACCCGGCCGGCCATCTCCGCATTCGGTGAAGGCGCGGCCGCCTCGGTCTCGTTCGCCTCGTCGTCTCCTTCGAACGGCAGGATTTCCGCCGGGTCCGACGGCAAGGGCGCGATCTCCATCAGGTAGACGAGGCTGATCCTGTGGGTGCGGGCCAACTTGCGTGCCGGCTCGATCGGCATCGGCTTCTTGGCCTTCTTCAGGAAGTCGTCGACGTAGGTTCTGCCGAGTTCGGCATCGGTCGCGAGCTTGGTCTTGTTGCTGGCGCGCACGCGGATCAGCATCTCCAAGTTCTGCTTCTGCGAGGTCACTAGGTTGGGTGCCGACGTCATGTCGGAATTTTCCCATCCCGGCCAAATCGGAACCAGTCGTATTTTTCCGATTGACGACATCGGAAATCTCCGACTAATTTCCGACGCATGGAGCAAGAGCTAAACCTTCGCCTGAAGACCGCTGCCGAGGCGTACGCCTCGCTGCAGAAGCTCAGCCTCACCACTGTCGGGAGACAGGCGGCAGGCGATTGGCGCTTTTTCACCGACATGCGCGTCGGCAAGTCATTCACCGCGCGCAAATACGACGACGTCATGCAGTGGTTCTCGGATCACTGGCCTGATGCAGAGTGGCCGGAGGCGGCCGGCGAGCGGCCGTCGAAGAGCGAGCCGGCTGTCGTAGAGAGCGAGCCCTCCCAGCCGGAGGCCGCGTGATGCTGTTCGGCACCTCCACGCGCGCTTTGCTCCGGAGGCTCGGCAGTGTCAGCCTGTATCGCATCGGGCGCGAGACGCATCTCGTTTCCTCGCGCGATCCTGGTGAGCTCGACCCCGAGACGGTGCTGGGCGTCCTGCTCAGCGTGTTCGCGGTTACGTGCCGCCGGGTGAGCAACGACAACCACACCGAGAGGGCAGCCTAGATGCGCCCCTCGGACACGATGATCGAGATTATTCACGGTGCGCCTCGGGCCGCGCCGGTGGTTCTAGACCTGCTAGCCGCCGCGCACCGTCCATCAGTCGTTGCGCGATTTGTTCGCGGTGCACGTCAAAGTCTGAAAAGGCTACGGCTTCGAAATCCGATAGCGGCTCCGGCTGCGCAGTCGGGCTGCTCAGATGCCCCTCGATCAGGTTCGCGAGCTCCTGCCTCTGATTTTCGGGGGCATCCTTGATGCGCGCGCCCATCATCAGTTGGACTGCTCCGCCCAGCACTTCCACCGTCGCCGCCAATACGGCGAGCTGCTCATCGTTCATTTTCGGCTCCATCGGTCTTCGCACTTCCGATGGTAGCGGGCCGGGCGGGGCTGTCGAGGAACGAGCTCGATACCTCGCCCGTGCTTGCGCTGGTCTGGCCGTCCTCGCCCTGGCCGGCTGCACCCTCAACCGCGTCGAGACCGAGCGCATGCTGCTCGATCGCGGCATCGACGGTCCCACGGTGTCGTCCCAGGCGGATTGGCTGTTCGGGCCCTGTGGCCTTTCCGAGCCGTTCACGGCGCGGTTCAGCGGCACGTTTCACAGCCACTTCGTCACCGGCACGATCTGCGCAACGGGCGAGAACGGCGAAGACGCCCGGCTCGTCGGCTTGGATCGGCCATTTACGGAGCGCGGCCGGTGATGGCGCGCTCATCGTCTTTCCCATCGGTCGGAATGAACCGGCCGGTCGCCCAGGTCGTCTGCGGCCCCACCGCAGGTGTTGTTAGCGACCGATCTGGGCGCTCCCATTCGCGCGGGTCCCGCGCGTCCGTCGCCCATCTCGGGCATTTCTCCCTGAGACTTAGCCGGGGCCTTCGGGCCTCGGCTCCTTCCTTCATCACCGTCCTGGTACAGGCCGCCATACCAACGGATCAGCGCCGCCAAGCGCTTCCGACCTTCGGCCCATGCCTTTTGCCTCGCGCTATCCGTGCTCGCCAAAGCAACGGACGCGACCGTGTACCTGCGTTTCCCAGCAACCCCGCGCATTCCTGCAGCTCCTCTGCTTCGATCTTCTTGAAGCACAGGGGATTTCGCGAATGCGCGAAAAAGTCAGAGGGCGCGAGCCCATGATGACGGCTGACCAAGCGCGCGAGGAGATCCGTTCTCCTCTCGACTTTCTCGTCCGGCACCACGTCGACGGCGGCGCTCCGCGGATGCGCGCCTACGAGCGGGTCGGTGCCCAGATCGGGCGGACACCGGCGTGGGTCCAGCGCGTCCTTGGGCGCCGGCCGGACGCATCGGTCGGGCTGCACGACGCTCTGAATATTCGAGCCGCCTATGCGCGGCTCTGCGACCGGATCGGTGCCGCGGCGGACGCGGTCGAGGCGGAGAACCAAGCACTTCGGAGGGATCTCGATGCGGCTCTTCAACGAGATCAGTCGGTGGTGGCGCTCGCGCAGAGATCGGGGGCGCCTGAAACGGCAGCTGCTCGAGGTGCGGGAGCGCCGGCCGCATCAGCATTGGTCCCGACGACTGCTCGCGCGCGTCGCCGGGCGTCGCTGCCCCCGAGAGACGTGAACGACCTGCCGCTGTGGCGCGGCCTGACGGAGGAGTGAGAGCGATGGGACTTTACGGTGGCGCTGCGGCGATCGGCGCGAGCAAACAGATCGGTCCGGATACGACTGGTCCTCGCGACGGAGGGCTGTCGGTCCTTGGCGCCATGTCGAACGCAGTCGAGCTCGGTAGGCAGATCAGCCAGAACAACGCGATCCTTGAGGGCATGGTCGAGCGCGCCGAGGGTTTAGCGTTCAAGCTCGGTGGTCCGTATCCTCCGGAGGGCGCCGATCAGGCAACCGGCGGGACGAAATCTTCCCGCGAGCCCGGCTCCACGGTCGATGCTCTGAATACCATCATCGGCGAACTGTTCGACCGCTCGAACGAGAGCACGCGACCGCTCGCTCGACTTGAGCGCGCACTAAGCGCGATCGATCGCGCCATCGGCTGACCCTGCCACCTTCCGGGCGGCGGTTGGCGTCGTCCGGGTTCCTGAGAGGAGCCCACATGGGCAAGTTCACGAAGAAGCCGGTCACCATCGATGCGGTGCAGTGGTTCAAGCCCGGCGACCATCCGGCGGTCTCCGTGCGGACGAGCGGGGGCGAAACCGAGCTTCCGAGCGTGCGCGGGAAACAGGGCGCCGTTCGGGTCGATCCGGGTGATTGGATCATCCAGGAGCTCGATGGGTCCGGCTATTATCCGTGCAAGCCGGACGTCTTCGCTCAGACCTATTTTCCGACCTCGCGCGACCCTAGCGCCACCGGTGATCCGTCCATCTCGCTCGGCGAGGCGCAGGCGATCGTCGAGACGAAGACGGCGCCGCGCATCACGTTCGACGGCATCAAGGCCGCGATCGCCGACGTCGAGTATTTTCGGGCGAAGGACACGCTGACGATCTGCATCATCACGATGCGGAACGGCTTCCACGTCCTCGGCAAGTCGGCCTGCGCGTCGCCTGAGAACTACGACCAGGCGGTCGGCGAGCGTTACGCCTACGACGATGCCTTCCGTCAGATCTGGGCGCTCGAAGCCTACGCGCTGAAGAACACGCTCTCGGCGGCTGCCTGACCGATGCGCCGCGTCTCGCTCGCCTCGCTCAACCCCCTCCGCGCGATCGGCCGCTGGGCTGCGCACTATTCGATTGCGCTGGTCCACGACTCGCTGCGCGGCGTCGGTTCGGCGATCCACGCCTCCGAGGCTCGGACGCAGGGTGAGCTGCGCAGCTTCGAAGAGCGGCAAAGCAAGCGAGTCGGCGCAATCCTGTCCGAACTGACCGAGTTGCGGCGCGAGCAGGACGAGCTTCGGGCGCTGCACTCGTTCGTCGGCGATCCGAGGGCACCCTCGCCGGCCATGTCGATCCCAGCCGGCGACCGTCTGGTGCCGCGCCATGCGCCGGCCCGCGATCCGCGTCTGCCGGCCGGCCGCCCTCACCCCTGAGCTTCACCCCGCGAAACCGGAGACCTCCCGTGTCAAATCCCCTGTCCAAGTTGCTCTCGTTCCTTCGCACGCAGATCAGCGGCGCGCCGCTCGAACACGTCCAGGATGCCGTGAAGGGCGTCGAGGAGCACGTTGAGGCCGAGATCCGCAGCGCCGTCGACGCTGTCGAGGCGAAGTTCGAGGCGCGCATCGTCGCGATCGAGAAGGGTCTCGGCATCACTCCGCCCGAGCCGCCGGCCGCCGCTGCTGCCGCCGAGACCGAGGCGCCGCAGCAGGCCGCCTAGCCCCCAAACGCGAACCGCCCGGACCCCCTCCGCAAAAGCGAGGTCCGGGCGGCGAATTCCGCTCCCCTCGAACCATCCGTGGAGATCGTCATGGCGACGAAGAAGAAGGGCGCGAGCCCGAAAGTAATTAAGGCCACATCCTCTGGCCTACAAGACGCGATCCGGGATGCTGCCGGCGCTAAGCTGCGGGCCAAGAATGCCGGTGCCAATAAGGCTACAGCGCTCGGTGAGTATGCGAAGAAGAGCGGGTTCTCGAACCCTGTTCTCGGCCTCGTTCTGAAGCTCCACGACTGGGACGATATCAAGCGCACGGACTTCATCCGCGAGTTGCTGATGGCCCACGACATGATGGGCTGGGGCAAGCAATCCGATCTCTTCGACGATATCGGCGAGCAGATCGCTGAGGCGACAAAGCGCGCCCAGGACGCCGAGAACGCGCGCAAGGGCAAGCCGACCAGCACGCCCGGCCTCCCGATCGAGGAGTTGGCGAAGGGCATCAAGCCGCTCGACGAGCCTGCGAAGCCTCGGCGGCGTTCGAAGAATGCTCTGCCCGAGACCAAGGCGGCCGACGCCCCGTCCCGCACGCCCGAATCCGTCCACTGAGGCAGGGCGCCATGTCGGACCGCATCACGATCGTTCTGGAAGGTCCGCCCCGCGGCAAGGGCCGTCACCGCACGCGTGTGGTGGCGATGCCCGGCCGCGCGCCCTTCGCGCAGGAATACCCAGATCCGAAGACGAAGCAGTATGAGGCTGCGCTGTCGGGCGTCGCGAAGGCCGAGATGATCGGCCGGGAGCCGCTGTCCGGCCCGCTGCGCGTCGTCGTCTTCGCCTTCATGCCGATCCCGGCGTCGTGGTCGAAGTCGCAGAAACGCGAGGCTCGCAACCGCATCATCCGGCCGGTGACGAAGCCGGACTGGGACAACCTCGGCAAGGTCTGCGACGCGCTGAACGGCATCGTGTGGGGCGATGACGCGGCGGTCGTGAGCGGCCAGGTCGAGAAATACTATTCGGACGAGCCCGAGCTCGTCGTCACGGTCGAGCCGTGGGTTCCCGTGATCGTTTCGGCTGCCGCTGAGCAGGTGGCGGCATGACATGGGCCTTCGGTGACCTGCGCCCGCTGTCCTACGATCTTATCGTTGCTGACCCGCCGTGGAAGTACGAGGCGTACAGCGAGCGCGGCGAGAAGAAGGGTGCTGCCGCGCAGTACTCCTGCCTGCAGCCTGAAGAGATTGGGGAGCTCTTCCCGGTCCATCTTCTTGCCGGGGGCAACTGCCTGCTGGGCTGCTTCGGCACGTGGCCGCTGTTTGACCGGCAGCTCGCGTGCATTCGCGCCTGGGGTTTCACGTTCCGGTCTGTTGTCGTCTGGGAGAAGGTGTTCGCAAGCGGCAAGTCCGCGATCGGCACCGGCTATCGCGTGCGCTCAATGTGCGAGCCGGTTCTGCTCGCGACTATCGGCGAGCCTCGGCACAAAGCCTTCCCTGGCCTGTTCTCCGGCATCCGCCGCGAGCATTCGCGCAAGCCTGACGAATTCTACTCCCTCGTCGATGATCGGTGCCCGCGCCTATTCCGTCGCGCGGACCTGTTCGCTCGCGAGACCCGGCACGGCTGGGAAGCCTTCGGGAACGAAGCGACGAAGTTCGATCCTGCTCCCCTCGCCGTAGCGGCGGAGTAGGCCGATGTCTGGCCCCTCCTCCTACGACATCAAGCGTCCGTCCTCTCCGGTGCCGTTGTCCCGACGCGCCACCGTCGTGCGCGAGGCCGCGTCCCGGTACTGGGACATGTTCACCCGCTACCGCGGTGACGACCAGTCCAAGTGGTTCGACTGCGATATCGCGCTGGCCGAGAGCGCCGATGCTCTCGACCGACTCGCGACGCTCTCAGCTCTGACGAGCGACGAGTATGTGATCGACCTGCTGAACCGGGCGATCGAGAAGCACACGCCCGCCGAGGCCTCCGATGAGGCCGCAGCATGAACGAGCGCTTCGAACCGGACTACAGCGATGTCGTGCCACTGCGGCGGCCGCCGGCGGGCGTCCAGGCTCGTCCGGGCGCTGCCCCGGGCGACATCTACCCGATCGCCAGCGTCGAGACCGAGCAGGGCCTGCTGGGTTGCATCCTGACGAACCCGCACGTCTTCCCGCTCGTGCAGCACCTCGTCGCGAGCGAGCACTTCGCCGAGCCGATCCACCAGGCGATCTGGGAGGGTATGGCCGAGGTCACGGCGGCCGGCGACACGCCGAACCTGCTGAAGGTCGCGGCGGCGCTGGGGCCGGCCTTCACGAAGCGGGATCTCGGCAACGGCCAGACCGGCATGGTGTACCTGGTGCAGTGCGCAGGCGGCGGCTGCACGCCGATCGGCGCCGACGAGCACGCCCGGACGATCCAGCAATACTGGCAGCTCCGGGCGCTCCACGCGGCGACGTCACGCGCCGGCGAGGCCGCGGGCTACGTGCCCGGCCCCCTCCTCTCTCAGGTCTATGCGCGCGTCGATTCCGTCCGTGCGTCCTTCATCGACCGGAAGGTCAAATCGGCCACGGCCGGTGAGGCCGGCGATGCGCTCATGGAGCGGATCCAGAAGTCTCTCCAGGGCAACGGTGAGCGCCGCCCGAAGACCGGCATCGACATGCTCGACCGGGAGATCGGCGGCGGCCTTCAGAAGTCGTTCCTGATCACGCTCGGCGCCCGCACGTCGATGGGTAAGTCGATCGTCGGGGTCGAAGTCGGCAGCAACGTCGGGCGGCAGGGCGTGCTCGCGATCTACCATTCGCTCGAGATGTCGCGCGAGCAGATCGCGGCCCGGCGCGCCTCGAGCTGGCTTTTCGCCCACGGTAGCCATGACATCCCGTATGAGCAGATGATGCGCGAGGACGGGCTGTCGGACGCACAGGCGCAGCTTGTCGGCGACGCCGTCTACAAGATGCGCGGCGAGCACTTCCACATCGAGGACGGCGGCGGCCGCACCATCGGCGACATCGCTGCCGCGTCGGATCGGCTGGCGAACTCGTATGCCCGCCGCGGCATCCCGCTCGGGACCGTGATCATCGATCACGCGCACATCGTGAAGCCGAGCCGGTCCTTCAACCGTGAGGACGAGGGCCTGAAGGAGGTCGCCGACGGCGCCCTCGAACTCGCCAAGCACCTCGACACGACGGTCCTGCTGCTCGCCCAGCTCAACCGGAAGACGGAGAGCCGGGCGCAGGACGAGCGCCGGCCGACGCTGGCGGATCTGCGCGGCGCCGGTGCGTTCGAGGAGAACTCGGACGTCGTCGGGTTCCTCTATCGGCCGGCCTATTACGTCGAGCGTTCGAGCGCCTTCCGTAACGGCAAGACCGAGGCGCACATCGAGTACGACGGCTGCAAGTACGACCTCGAAATCATCATCGAAAAGAACCGGGCCGGGCGCGCGAACCACATCGTGCGCGCCTGGATCGACCCGGCTCTCAACGCTGTCCGCAACCTTCAGCACGGGTCCTAGAGCCATGCGTGAGCCACTTGTTCCTCTCCATGTCGACGTGCGCGAGTTCGCGTTCATGCCGCTCGACGTCGCGCGGCTTCGCGATTCCGCGATCGTCGACGAGATCTCCGGTGATGAGTTCCGGGCCGCGATCCTTCTGTGGTGCGCGTCCTGGCATCAGGTGCCGGCTGGTTCGCTACCGAACGATCCGAAGCAGCTCTCGAAGTTCGCGGGCTACGGGCGCGTAATCGCCGAGTGGGAGAAGGTCGCCGGCGGCGCGTTGTACGGCTGGATCGAGTGCTCCGACGGCCGGCTCTACCACCCTGTGATCGCCGAGAAGGCGCTCGAAGCCTGGGAGAAGAAGAGCGAGTTCAGCCAGCGCAGCAACGCGCGCGCTGAGCAGGCTCGTGCAGCTGCTGAAGCACGCTGGGGCAAGGGTCAGGGCGGTGACGAGGCCGCGGCGAGCGACGCTAAGCCTTTGGGGACGAAGGCCTTGGAAACGAAAAATGCTGAACCGATGCGTGAGCAATGCGGGAGCATGCCGGGAGCATTGCCGAAAGGGAATAGACAGGGACAGGGAATAGAAACTGCTGCAGCGCGAAGCGCGGGACGATCAGGCTCGGACGAACTCGGGGCACGTTTGCGCCCCCTGGTCGGAAGCCTGCCCGTCTCGGTCGATCCAGACCTGACCCCCATCCGAAAGCTTCTGGCTGAAGGCCTCGAACTCGACGACGTCGAGCAGGGGATTCGCGCCTTTGTGGAGCGTGGTCGAACCCGGCCAAGGGCCTGGGGAGACTTCGAGAAATGGATTCGGCGCGCCGCGAAGGATCGGCTCGATGTGGACGGTTCGCCGCCGGCACCGACGATCGGTGGGAAGCCCCGCCCGCTGCCCAGCCCCGCCCAGATCCGGCGCGTGCAGATCCGCTTTGCGGCGGAGCACTTTCGTGGCCATTTCTCGGATGGCTGGCCGAACGAGATGCGACCCGGGCACCCGGACTGCACGATCCCCGAGGAGGTCATCGACGAGGCCCGGCTTCTCGTCGCGACCCAGCAGGGCGTGTCGTTGGCCGAATTCAGCGCAACGGCGCACTAGCGGCGGAGCTCAGTCGTACCCGATGGCAGTCGCATCGCCCCAATCGATCTTAAGCTCCGTCCCCGCCGGGGCATGTCCTGCGGCGGAAGCGACTTCGACCGCCACGAAGCTGACGGCGACCATCCCGGCCAACAGCATCAGCGCGACGCCGAGTGCCATCGTCACCTTCGCGGCGTGCGGGCGCAGGAAGTGGATCGTGAGACAGCCGAGAGTGAAGGCGGCGGCTTCGATGATCGAGACGTGATCCGGGCGCAATGTCGTCCTGCTCGTTCGTCGGTTGTTTCAGCGCCGGGGGAATAGCCGAAACCGATCGATCCTGTTCCTGCGCATTTGGATGAGCTGCCCCGACGGCGATGAACGCCCAACGACCCATCGTCCCCGTCTACCCGCCTCGCTACACGGTCCGCGCCGTCACGGCCTGGGCAATTGCGCTGCTGAATGCTTACAAGCCTGCCCTGCCAGCCTCGCCGATCATGGCGGCGAAGCGCGAGCCGGAGGCAGATGTCGCGTTCCGGACGTTGCTGCAGACCTGCGTTGCCGACTCGATCCATCGTAGGCAGCTTGGCGCCTGGTGCACCGCCAAGGCCAATCCGGCCGACCGAGATCTCTCGTTCGCGCAGGCCTGCAAGCGGCACGGCTGGTCGGAAAAGACGGCGGAGCGAAACGTTGATCGCTCGCTGACGGCCCTTGTGCTTGCGCTCAACAACGATGGCGCTGGAGCTCAGTCGCTAAACCGCGAACACAACTGACCATTTAGCCGAGGGGGTATAATAGAAAATAGCGGCTACTGCTTTTGTGCCGTTGCAGCTCCCGCAAATTTAACGATTTGGTAACTTTCGAAAATGAAGATTAAGAACGATTACCGCCACCACGGCGCTTTCCGTCAAGATGCGCGACAAGCTTTTGCAGAACCTTCCGAATATGGCTCCGCACCGAATCCGAAGGTTGGGGAGTTGCCTCCAACCGGTCTAAAACGTCGTCTTCGCCTGCCTGAAACACGACGTCATACTCCGCTGGATGGACTTAGTTGTAAGTCGTTATTTCCCGCAAAAGCAAGCGGACATTGACTACGCAGGCGGCCGCTGAAACGCGAAAACTTGGATGTGCCTTAGGAGCGACATCTTATTCAGTCTATAAAACCAAATGCGCCCAAAAAGCGTAAAAACAAGATCGGGAGGAGCCTTTGCCTGCGCGATTTCATTTCGACCTAGTAAAGGATGCCGAAATTATCCGGGATATGGATGGTGTTGAAGCGACCGATATCGAGTCCGCAATCGAGCAAGCCGAAATTTGCCTAAGGGAGTTCCGGGATGCAGGCGAACTTTCCGGAAACGAAGGTTGGACACTCGTCATCCGAGATGAGATTGGAACCGAGTTGGACCGGTTGCGCGTCTGATCTTGTAAGAGACCAAGCCATGCGCCCTCAAGGCGCAAGCCCTGCCAAAGATTTTGCTTGACGGTGACGGCGATAGCCCCGGATCGGCGAATTCTCGCAATCTGAATACAGGCTTTCCCGTGACCGCGCCGGCCGCCCGTACCGCTTCAGGCCTCCTCGATATCTCCGCCGCCCGCGCGAAAGATGCGCGCCGCAGCCGTGCCGCCGATCCGCGCGGCGATCGCTACAATCGCTCGGGCGCCTACAAGCACGGCGCCGGCGTCGGCAAACCCGTGCGGCGCCAAGCCGTCCAAACGTCGGTGTGCGCGGTGTCCGATCCGTTCGACCCGGCCAGGCGGCTACAGGTCTCGGTGAACCGCAACGTCGACATCCTCGAGGTCGAGCGTAGTCACGGCCGGATCCAGGTCTCCGAGTACGAGACCGGCCGACAGGTCCAGGCTATCCTCGAGCGCGCATCCGGCGCCCGGCTCGGCTCCTCCGGATGGGACATCTCGGGCTCACGCGACCAGACGATCGCGCACGAGCTCGCCGTGATCTACGCCATCGAGGACGCCCGGCTCGTTGCGAAGCTGAAGGACAAGATCGTCCGAGCGGTCGGCACGCCTGGCGCCCGCTTCCTTGCCGAGGTCCTGGTCGGAGGAAAAACCTTTGCGCAATACGCCGCCGCCCGCGGCCGTAGCGGCGAGCGCGGCACCGCCGGCGTCGCCAACCACTTCCGGATCCTGATGGAGTACCTGGACGAGGCCTTCGCTGCCGAGGGCGTGAAGGACGTCACCCGGGAATGGTTCTTCCGAGCCGAGCCGAGCTCAGAGCCGACGGACGAGAAGGGGCGCGTCGTTCCCAAAGGTCACGGCCACGTCTGGGGCGGCGAGGAATCGCGGTACGCGCGACATATGAACGACGAGGCTCGGCAGCTCGTCGGTCGCACGGCTCGGGTTCGGGATATCGTCGGCGCGCGGCATCGGGTTACGGGCGATAACTAGCAAAGCCTAGCGGAATCGCGGTCTTGTTCTGTACGCTCGCTTTTGGAGGGCGAGCATGCGCGATCTGTACGACCAACTTCTGGCAGAGGGCGAGGCAGGTATAGATCGCCTTATTGGCGAACGAACCCAAGAATTTTTGGAGCTAGACTTTAAACGTAAGGAGGTCGACCGCAACGGCGAGTTCTCGACGAAAGATCGTCGTATGCTTGCCGAGGCGCTATCCGGCTTTGCAAATTCTGCTGGCGGTCTTCTCATCATTGGGATCGATGCTAGGCCCGGAGATGACCAGATCGACTGTGCTCAAGCTCCGTTTCCTATCATGGGGATCGAACGATTTTTAGCAGACGCAAATAATGAGATCGGTCAGCTAATTCAGCCTCGCCTCGACGGCGTCGCGATAGCGGCTATCGACTCGCGGCGTGAACCAGGTTCCGGATATCTTCTTGTTTATGTCCAGCAATCTGAACGCCGACCGCATCGTTCCGAGGCCAAAGGGCAGAAGCTTTACTATAAGCGGCACGGTTCTTCATTCTACGTCATGGAACATAATGATCTTGCCGATGCTTTTGCGAGGCATGGCGTTCCCACAATAGATATCAACATAAAAATCGGCTACGTTTTTGGCGTTGGCGCTATGCGTAGATATGTATTGCAAGTATATTCATCAAATACATCTGATTATATTGCAAAGTTCCCCTATTTGATATTGAGAAATATGTCAGGATGCCACCCGACTAATGGGATCGAGCACGATCCGGCTCAACCGTTGAGGATGCAGGAAAGAGACGGGACGATTTCATTTTTCGGGGGCGCCGATGACGTGGTTCATCCCGGTACTGAGAGACATATGGCAAACATCACTGTGACCTTCTCGCGCGACGGACATCAAGGCTGGATGCCGGTGCACGCCAAAGCGGGGGATCCGGTGCCGTCTTTTGAGGCTAAGATAGGTTGTGAGGGTGCGCGCCCGATGGTTCATCGGCCGTTGTTCGACATTGAGATGTTCGACTTGCCCCGTTGACCCGTCGGGCAAATCTCTGCATAGCCACAACGTCGCGAGACGAACGCCCGCTGCCCCATCCGGCCGCGGGCGTTGTCGTTTCTGGAACCGGCGGGGTGGCCTCTACCTGCCCGCTGCGACCGCTGATGCAGGAGCCGACAGGCTTACAGATCCCCGACCTGCATAAAGAACCGTGGGGCCCGCAGCCGGGCGGAACAGCCGGCACCCTTTCAGCCGCAAGAACCGCTCAACAGCATTGGCGTTGAAGCGTGACGACGTGGGCCACGATTTCACATATGATCGGTCCTCGATGAGCGCGCACGCGATCGCCACCGCGATTGAGCAGGAAGTCTCGGCCTTCCGCAATCTGCGGTTCCGCGACCAGGCCGAGTACCTTGAGGCGAAGGACGCGCATTGCGCGCGCATCCGGTCGCTCGTCCGTCAGCTCCGTCCGAAGATCGGTGTGCCCGAGATGCTGTCGTTCGGCACTGGCCGGCGCACGTTCGGCGGTCGCTCGTTCGAGGTCGTCGCGAAGATCCCACGCAAGCTCGCCGAGCGTTCCGCCAGCCGAGGCCGGCAAAGCGCCTAAGCGTCGATGAGCGCGACCTTCTCGACGCCGTGATTGATCGCCAGCGCGATCGTCCTGGCGTCGTCGAAATCGGTCTGCTCCGGCATCTGGAGCATGATCGTCTTCTCGCCGAGGCCGATATCCTCGGAGACCTCGAACACCAGGAAGCAGGGCTGTCCCGGGTCCCGCTCTTTCACCGTCACCACGAAGTTGCGCTTCATCGGATCCCCCCGTCGAAAGCGTGTCTTCGAAATAGGCGGCAACAAGTCTTTCAGTTCCGTTTTCGACGGCGCTTTCCACGGTCTCCTGAGACCGGATTTATGGTCGATCTGCCATAGGCAGCGCTTCCGCTAAATTGTGTTGTCGGAACCTATCCAAGGCTGCCTACCAAATCGCCAAGTCGTTGTCCGAGTTGTTCGATCGCTACTTCCTTCGGGATGTTGCGACTAACGATCAATCCCTCCTCGTCAGTACGCGCTTCCCATCCGGTGCCGAGATCTTCGAGGATCTCTTTTTTCGCCCCGGTCCCGTAGGCCTCAGCCAGCTCGTTGAGGCGGATCACGAACTGGTCGTTGCCGGCTTCAACGCCTTGCTTCAACCGAGCCAGAAGCGCTGCCGCAGCCCTTCGCGAACCTGAGTTCAAAATATGTCTCCATTGCCGGTGCCGGTTGCACCGGCAAACTTCACACCAGTCTCGTTGGTTCGCGCCATTGCCTATTCGGCGGAGGCTCGAGCCGAGCGGACCCGCAAGGCCTACTCGTCGGCCTTCACCGGCTTCGTGAATTGGTGCCGGAGCGTCGGTGCCAACCCGATGCCGGCCGAGGCGCCAACCGTCGCCGCCTACGTCGCGCACCTCGCGGACAGTGGCCGGAAGGCAGCGACCATCAACCTGCATGTCGCGGCGATCGCGGCCGTGCACCGGGCCGGTGGCCACGAACCGCCGACCGGCGCCGAGGCGGTGAAGGCCACGGTACGGGGCGCTCGCCGGGCGCTTGGCACGCGGCAGACCCGTAAGGCGCCGGCGACCGCCGAGACGCTGAAGAAGGTCCTGCGGAAGGTCCCGGACACCACCACCGGGTTGCGCGATCGGGCGCTTCTGTTGCTCGGATTCGCCGCGGCGTTGCGCCGATCCGAACTCGTGGCGCTCGACGTCGCCGATCTCGAACGGGTGCCGGACGGCATCATCGTCCATATCCGCCGGTCGAAGACAGACCAGGATGGCGCCGGCCAGGAGATCGCGGTCCCGCGCGGCTCGAAGCTGAAGGTCTGCGAGGCGCTCGACGCTTGGCTCGCCGCAGCTCGCATCATCACCGGCCCGGTGTTCCGGTCGATCAACAAGGGCGGCGCGATCTCGTCCGAGCGTCTCACCGATCGCTCGGTGGCCGACATCATGAAGCACCACATCGCAGCAGCCGGCCTCGATGCCACGCTCTTCTCCGGCCACTCGCTGCGGGCCGGCTTCGTCACCTCGGCGCTCGCTGCTGGCGCCGACGTGCTGAAGGTCATGCACGTCACCCGGCACACCCAGGTGACGACGCTGCAGAAATACGATCGCCGGGCCCGGGCCTTCGACGATCACGCCGGAAAGAAGTTCCTGTGAGCACCGTCGCCCGCCTCGGCCAGGATCCGGCCGCGTCCGCCTATGGCGATTACCTGCGCGAGAAGCGCAACGGCATGTGCCCGATCCAGCGCGAGCACGAAAAGGTCCGCGCACTGCTCGATGCGGTGAAGGCCGGCGGCGAGCGCGTCATCCCGGAGCGTCGGCTGTGACCCGCCCCGCGGTCGCCCGACTGCTCGCCGGTCTCAACGTCCAGCGCGGCGCCCCGACTGCCGAGCAATGGGTCGATGCCCTCGGGCTCGTCGCGAACGCCGAGCGCGTCCCAGGCCGCTGGCTCTGTCTCGAATTCACATCGGGCGGCAGCGCCCGCATCTCCGAGGTCCCGCTTCCCGATGAAGAGCACGCCTAGCCTGCCGCCGGCGACCCCGGCGCCCGTCTCCTCGCCCGCGCAGGAAGTCGCGGCGGCCGAGCGCGAGGTCCGTCGCGCGCTTCTGCAGAGGTTCCGCCTGTGATGACCGACGAGCAACGCGCCCGCGTGCCGGGCATCCTGCGCGAGATCATCGACCTGGATCGCAAGATCGGCGCGTTCCGCGATCGCGTCGCGGCCGCACCCGTCTTGCCGATGAAGATCGGGAATGAGGCTCGGCGCCTTCGCCGCCTGCGCGACGAGCTGACCGCCGGCGCGCGCCAGCTCTACGGCCGCGCGCCTCTCCGCGGCGACACGGGCCCGGGCCGGCCGACGGCGGTGGCTGCTTGATGCCCCGCCTCGCCGCCCTCCTCGTGCTGCTCGGCGTCGCGATCTCCGCGCGGCGTCCACGGAAACCCCGTCGCCTCGTGAGGCCTGATGCTCAGGTTGCGAATCTGCCGAGGCGGCTGTCATCGGACGAGTTTCGGCTGCTGCTTATGCGCAGCCCTTCCGAGGCGCGGCACTGATGCTCCGCATCGCCCTGCCTTTCCTAATCGTGCCGTTCGCCGTGATGGGCGGCGGTATCGCCACCGGCCGCGCGGCTGAGCCTCGGCTCGCAGTGGCCCTCGCCTGCTCCGGATCGATCGCAGGCTCGGACTGCTCGCGTGAGACCGCTCTCGACATTGTGGTAGCGCCGGCCGGTGAGACCGACTGCCCGAAGGTCGCGCAGGTCCTCGCGACGCATCTCGATCTGCCCGCCGGCGGCTATCACAAGCTGATCTGTGAGCGGCGGAAGAGCTAATGCTGTCGCGCCCTCGCCCGCCGGAGCACCTGCTCGGCCAGGAAGGCACCGTCACGCCGACGCCATTCGTGCCCGCGCCCGAGCTCGAAGCCTGGGCTCGCGCAACGTTCATCGACGACGACGCCCCGCTCCTCAACGAAGAGCACATGCACCTGAGAGACGCCACGCTCGGCTTCCTATGGTGCGCAATCCCGAACGCCCGGCAAATGAACGCCGTCGTCGGCCAGGCCGAGATGCTGTCCCTGCAGGGCGGCAAGTGGTCGAAGGCCCGGCAGGAGATGCAGATCGAAGGCTGGTTCGGCCGCCTGCCGGACTTCCTGATCACGCTCCACGCCGATTACGCCGACCAGTGTTCGGACGCGGGCTTCTGTTCGCTCGTCGAGCACGAGCTGCTCCACTGCGGACAGGCGAAGGACGTCTGGGGCCAGCCGCGGTTCTCGAAGCAGACCGGCAAGCCGATCTTCTCGATGCGCGGACACGACGTCGAGGAGTTCGTGTCGATCGTCGCTCGGTACGGCGTCGGCAACGGAGCCGGCCAGACCGCCGCTCTCGTCGAGGCCGCCAACCGCGCCCCCATCGTCTGCGAGGCCGACATCGCCGGCGCCTGCGGGACCTGCGGGCGACGTTTGACCATCATTTGATAAGGACCAGGCCGTGAGCGCGCTTTCCGATGAGGTGAAAACCTTCATCGTCCAACAGCTTGCGTGCTTCGACCCGCCCTCGGCTGTCGTGAAGGCGGTCAAAGATCAGTTCGACCTCGTCGTCACGCCGCAGCAGGCCGAGGCCTACAATCCCGAGCGCCGGGCCGGGCGGAACCTCTCGGAGGAATACCGGGAGATTTTCCGGGCGACCCGCGAGCGCTTCCTCGAGGACACGGCTTCGATCGGCATTTCGCACCGTGTGTCGCGTCTGCGCACGCTCGACCGCCTGGCCACGCGCGCCGAGACGATGGGCAACATCGGTCTCGCGGCGCAGCTCGTGATGCAGGCGGCGAAGGAAGTCGGCGACGTCTTCACCAACCGCCAGCGGATCGATGCAAGCCACACCGTCCGCAGCCATGAGGACGCTCTTAGCGCCCTTGAGTGATCGCGAGCTCGCGATCCGCCGCCGCCTGCGGGAGGATTTCGAGCACTACGCGCCGCGCTGCCTGCGCATCCGGACGAAGTCGGGCAAGATCGTCCCCTTCACGCTGAACAAGGCTCAGCTCTACATTCACGAGCGCCTCGAGGCGCAGCTCCGCACGACCGGCAGCGTCCGGGCGCTGATCCTGAAGGGCCGGCAGCAGGGCGCATCGACGTATATCGGCGGCCGGTTCTTCTGGAAGACGACGCACCGGCGCGGCGTGCGGACCTTCATCCTGACGCATCAGGACGATTCGACGGCCGCGCTGTTCGAGATGGTCTCGCGGTACCACGAGCATTGCCCGCCGCTCGTGAAGCCATCGACCGGCGCGGCCAACGCGAAGGAGCTGCTCTTCGACCGCCTGGACAGCGGCTACAAGGTTGGCACGGCCGGCTCGAAAGCGGTCGGGCGCGGCAACACGCTGCAGATGTTCCACGGGTCCGAGGCCGGGTTCTGGCCTCACGCGCGAAGCCACGCCTCGGGCATCCTGCAGGCGATCGCGGACGAGGACGGGACCGAGGTCATCATCGAGAGCACGGCCAACGGGGTCGGAAACTACTTCCACGAGCAGTGGCGGAAGGCCGAGCGCGGCGAGAGCGCCTTCCAGGCGATCTTCGTGCCCTGGTTCTGGTCGGACGAATACCGCAAGCCCGCGCCAGCCGATTTCGTGCTCGGCACCGATCCGGATGAGCAGGGCGAGTCCGAGACCGATTACGCCGAGGTCCATGGCCTCGATTCGGCGCAGATGTACTGGCGCCGGCTGAAGATCGCGGATCTGGGCGAGAGCCTGTTCCGCCAGGAATACCCCGCGACCGCGGCCGAGGCCTTCCAGATGGCGAATACGAACGGCCTGATCAGCGCGAAGCTGGTCATGGCGGCTCGCAAGCGCACGGTCGAGCCTTCGGGCCCGCTCGTGTTCGGATACGATCCTGCGCATCAGGGTGGCGACCGCCACGCGCTCGCGAAGCGCCGCGGCCGCAAGGTTCTCTCGGCGGGCGGTCCGACCGGGCTCTCGATTCCGCAAAGCGCGAATTACCTTGCCGGCGAGATCGACCGGGACAACCCGGTGAAGGCCTTCATCGACGTCACGGGCGGCTACGGCGCCGGCGTCTACGATATTCTCGTCGAGCGCGGTTACGGCACACCCGGTCGCGGCATCGTGGTGCCGGTGAACTTCGGCGGCGCTCCGATTCAGGACAAACGCTACTCGCCGACCACGGGCGAGGCGCTCCCGGGCCCGCTCAACCGTCGCGCCGAGATCTGGATGGACTCGCTCGACTGGCTCGAAGACCCCGCCGGCGTCGACCTGCCGGACGAAGATGAGATCCAGGCCGATGCCTGCTCGACCGGCTACACGCACAATTCCCGCGGCCAGATCCAGCTCTGGTCGAAAGAGAAGATGCGCTCGATGGGCATCCCGTCGCCTGACTGCTGGGACGCCGTCGCGCTGACCTTCGCGGAGCCGGTCATCGAGACCGCTCCGCTCAAACTCTCCACTTCATCTCGCCGCCGCGGCGGTTGGCAGGGCGCCTGATGGCTCAAACCCGAAAGAAACGCGCGGCGTCTCCCGAGACAGCCGCCGAGCCCGCACGCGCGGCCGACGAGAAGCCGGACGCCAACGCGAAGGTGCACGAGCTCGCGATGAAGCGCTGGCGTCGCGCGGACGAGGGCGACCGCGAGAACCGCGAGCTGGCCTATGAGGACCTCGAATTCGTCGAGGTGCCTGGCGCGCAGTGGGACCCGAAGGCGAAGGCCATCCGCGAAGACGACGGCCGGCCCTGCCTCGAGTTCGATCGGCTCGGCACGGCCATCCTGCAGGTCACTGGCGACATCCGGCAGATGCGGCCCGCGATCAAGGTCGTGCCGGTCGACAGCCGCGGTGATCCCGACACTGCCGACGTCATCGCCGGCATGGTACGCTACGTCGAGAACCGCTCGGACGCGCCGGCCGCCTACTTCGCCGCCGCCGACCAGCAGGTCGCCGCCGGTATCGGCCACTGGAAGGTGATTACCGAGTACGGCTCCGATTCCACCTTCGAGCAGGAGATCCGCATCGTACCAGTGCCCGACGGTATCGGCGTGCGCTGGGACCCGGACGCTGTGCTGCCCACGCGCGAGGACGGCAAGTTCTGCTTCGTCCCGGTCGACATGAGCCGCGACGTCTACGAGGAGACCTATCCGGATCATCCGGCGGCCGAGATCGGTGATGAGCGGCTTTCGGCGACCGGCATGGGCGGTTGGGCAACCGCCGACATGGTGCGGGTCGCCGAGTACTTCACCAAGACGCCGGTGCAGAAGACGCTCGCGCTGATGCCCGATGGCGAGATCCTCGACCTGACGGACGAGGGCGACGAGGAGCACCCAGAGAAGCTCGCGCGCGTCGTCGCGGTCCAGCGCGAAGGCGGTCGAGTTCGGGTCGAGAAGCGTCCGGGCGTGAAGGTCGAGCGCTTCGTGGTCAGCGCGACCGCCGTCCTCGAGGGGCCTGACGAGATTCCCGGTCGCTTCATCCCCGTGGTGCCCGCGATCGGCATCGAGATCACGATCGGTAAGAAGCGCGTCCGTCGCGGCCTGGTGCGCAAGGCGAAGGACGGCCAGCGCGCCTACAATTACAGCCGCTCGACCGAGGTCGAGACCGAGGCGCTGCAGCCCAAGGCCGGGTTCGTCGGTACCGAGGCGCAGTTCAAGGGTTACGAGCACATCTGGGAGACGGCGAACTCCGCCAATCACCCGTTCCTGCCCTACAACCCCGATCCGAAGGCGCCTGGTGCTCCGCAGCGCGCCCAGCCGCCGGTGCCGAACGCCGCCTCGGCCCAGTGCGCGCGCCAAGCCGCCGAGGACATCAAGGCGACGACCGGCGTCTACGATGCCAGCCTCGGCGCCCGCTCGAACGAGACTTCGGGCAAGGCGATCAAGGCCCGCCAACAGGAAGGCGACGTCGGCTCCTTTGTCTACATCGTGAATTTCAGCCGCTCGATCCGCCACACCGGCGCGATCGTCACCGGCATGATCCCTCATGTCTACGACACGGCCCGCACGCTCCGGATCGTGGGCGAGGACGGCAAGGTCGATCTCGTCGACATCAACAAGGTCGGCGGCCTCGCGGATGAGGATCAGCCGCTCGACAAGATCCAGAACGACGTCACGGTCGGCGCCTACGACGTCGCCATGGAGATGGGTCCGAGCTACACCACGCGCCGCGAGGCCGCGCTCGACGGCATGATCGCCCTCGTCCAGGCCGCGCCGCAGCTGGCGCCCCTCATCCTCGACCTGCTGGCCAAGGCGCAGGACTGGCCGATGGCGGATAAGATCGCCAAGCGCATCCGCACCATGCTGCCGCCCCAGATCCAGGCGGAGGAGGCGCAAGAGAGCGGCGAGCCGATGCCGGCACCGCCGCCGCCATCACCTGAACAGCAGGCTCAGATGGCGGCGCAGCAGCGCCAGCAGCAGCTCGCCGAGGCTCAGCACCAGCTTGAGGGCCAGAAGCTGCAGGTCGAGCAGCAGAAGATCCAGGCCGAGATGGCCAAGATCCAAGGCGAGATCCAGCGCGCCGCGCTCGACCACCAGGCCCGCATGGCCGAGGCCAACCGTCCGGCCGATCCTGCCGGTGCGCCAGCCGGCGGTGATGATCCGCGCATCGACGCGATCGCCAACGGCCTGCAGGACCTCGCGCACGTCGTCTCGATGATCATGGAGACCTTGGGCGGCGGCGACGGCGCTCCCGCTGCGGATGGGCCGCCCGATCCACAGGCTGGGCCGCCTGGGCCAATCGACATGCCGCCGGGCGCAATGCCCGGTCCGACCAGCGAGGCGCCTCCGGGCGCCTTTTCTTTTGACCCGAGCGCGATGGGCCAGCCCGCCGCTCCGATGATGGGCGCACCCTGATGTCCGAAGTCCTTCCTTTCCGCGCGGATCCTTTCGCGACGTTCCGCTTCACTGCGGCCGGTGCCGGCGTTGCGCTTCCGCTTCCTCATGGTCGCGGATCCCAGGTGCGCATCCGCAATCGCGGCACCGTCGACGTCTCCATAGAGTTCGGGGACAAAGCGACCGTTCAGGCCGTGATCCCGGCCGCCGGCACACCTGGCAGCCAAGGGTTCGCGCCCGGCGCTGTGGAGTTCCAGACGCTCCAGCAGAACCAGCGCTTCGTCTCGTTCGCCGTCGCCTCGGGCGCGCCCGATGTCGAGATCACTGTAGGCACCGGCGACTGATGTCGGGCTACAGCACGGGGCTCACCGTCTCCCAGGTGAGCCAGGCTGCCGCTGCGGCTGTGGCCAGCTCGTCCGCCATCCTGGACGGCTCCTTCACGGTCGACACGCTACCGGACCCAGCTGCGAACCTTGACCGATACGCGCGCGTCACGGACCTGTTCGGCGTGAAGCGCGACCTGGTGCTCGCCTCGATCGTCAACGGCGTCGCCTTCTGGCAGCCGGTGCGGCCGGTCTACGCGGCCAAGCAAACGATCACGGCCGACATGACGCTCACGGCGCTCAAGACGCCGTCGGTGCTTCTCCTTGACGGCACCATCGCATTGGGCGCGACCCGGAAGCTGACGCTCTCGCCGACACTGGCCTTCCCGGGCGCTTCGTTCCGGCTGAAACATCGCACCAGCTTGGGTTCGATCCTCGGCACGTTGCAGGTGCTCAACATCAACCTCGGAACGCCGATCTCCATCCTGACCGGCGGCACGTTCGAGGCCGTGTACGACATGACCGATGGGTGGGTTCAGGTAACCTGAGAGCGTAGAGCCGGCAGAGCGCTTGTGAGGGAAAGGTTCTGCCGGCTCCGGTCATCCGGATACCTATCGTGAGGCAACCGAGGTGACCCCTCACGGTAGGCAGGCTCGAGTCCGGCGTCATTTCCTCTTCGGTGCTACCTCAGACACTCCGAACTCTTGACCCGTCGGGCAAACCCGGCGAAAGGACCAGCGTCGGCAGGCGTGCGAGCAAAGCTCCGCTTCCGACTTTCACCAACAGCAGTTTGATGCGGTGCGCTGGCCTCGGTCGCGCGGGAAAAAGGGCTCGGGACTTCCGTAGGACCAGGAGCCCTGCGGCTTCAGCCAATACCCATTCAGATCGTCTGTACCTACGGACCGCATCAATATCATTCGGCGCTCTTCGCGCCCTCCCCGATCACGCTGGCCAGCGGATGAGCTGCAGGCCGCGATGATGAACCGCCCGCCCGTCTCCGACGCGGCGGGTTTTTCTATGGACCAAAGACATATGGACGAGGATCTGATCGTGCTGGGCGCGCAGGCGGACACGCCAGCGGCAGGCGGCGAAGACTCGCACGCGGCGGCCAACGTTCTCGAGGTCGAAACGACCGAGGGTACCGAGACCGGCGCAACGCCAGGGAATGAGCAGGACGAACTGGCCGGCGACGCTCCGAAGCCCAATGCCCCGAAGGGTGAGGCCGAGGACGACGGCGAACCGGAGAAGCCCAAGAAACGCTCCGGCATCCAGCGGATGCAGGACAAGATCTCGCGCCTCGAGGCGGAGCTTTCCGATTCCCGCAGAGCGGCTCCTGCCGCCGGCGCCGATCGGAAAGCCCTGATCGAAAAGGAGATCGGTGCGCCTCCGAAAGAGGCCGACTTCGACGACTTCGTCGCCTTTGAGGATGCCAAGGCGGAATATCGTATCGCCAAGGCCCTCGCCGACCAGCGCCTCAAGGACCAGGAGACCGCCAACACCAGTCGGCAGGCCCGTGTCCAGGAGGAGATGATCGAGGCCTTCGAGGACCAGAAGGACGCGGCCCGCGAGAAGATCGCGGACTTCGACAAGGTTCTCGCGAGTGCCGCTGATCGGAAGATCGAAAAGCACGTCAGCGAGCTTGTGCTCGAAAGCGAGAAGGGCGCTCTGCTCGCCTATTACCTCGCAAAGACCCCGGGGAAGCTCGAGGAGCTGAACCGAATGAGCCCGCTGAAGGCCGCACGGGCCGTCGGCGCGCTCGAGCATCGCCTCACCCTGGCGAAACCGAAGACAGCCACCACCGCCCCCGCTCCCGCCAAGCCGGTTTCCGGTTCGGCCAAGCCGGCGTCCCCCGACAGCGATCTCGATGCGTGGCTAGCCAAGAAATACGGCTGACCGCATCAATCTAAGGACATCTCTCCATGCCCAATACTTTGAACACTGCCAGCATCATCGCCAAGGCGGCGGTGAAGATCCTCGACAACGAGCTCGGAATGGGCTCCCGCGTCCACCGCGGCTACGAGGAAGAGTTCTCGAAAAACGTGAACGGCTACAAGGTCGGTGACACCGTCAACATCCGGAAGCCCGCCCAGTTTCGCGTCCGCACCGGCCTCGTGGCGTCCAACCAGGACGTCATCGAGGGTAAGACCGCCATCACGGTCAACAAGGTCGCCGGCGTCGACTTCTCGTTCTCCTCGACCGACCTCGCTCTCAACATCGCGGATCTGTCTGAGCGCGTGATCAAGCCGGCCATGGTGCCGGTGGCCAACCAGATTGACCAGGATATCCACGCCTGCGCCCTGACGAACTTCTGGAACTGGGTCGGTACGCCCGGCAACACGATCTCGAGCTACACGAAGTTCCTCGCAGGCGTGCAGCGCCTCAACGAGATGGCCGTTCCGACCGACGAGCGGTCCTCCGCCCTGTCGCCGGCCGACCATGTCGCCCTGCTCGGTGCCCAGTCGCAGCTCTACATCGACGGCGCGAATTCGGACGCCTACCGCAAGGCGAAGCTCGGTGGTCTCGCCGGCGTCGAGCCGTTCATGACCCAGAACGCGCCGACCCTGACCACGGGCACGCGCACCAACGGCACCGTGAACGGCGCTGGTCAGGCTGTGACCTACTCCGGCGCGCAGGCGAACTCCTGGGGCCAGACCCTCAATGTGGCCGGGCTCGGCGCTGCCGCGACCGTTCGTGCGGGTGAGGTGTTCAGCATCGCCGGCGTCTTTGCCGTCAACCCGGTGACGAAGCAGGTTCTGCCCTACCTGCAGCAGTTCGTTGCCACTGCGACTGCCACTGCTGACGGCTCGGGCAATGCGGCGGTGCAGATCGCTCCGGCGATCATCACCACCGGCGCCTACCAGACCGTCTCGGCGGCGCCGGCCGCCGGTGCAGTCGTGACCTGGAACGGCGCTGCCTCGACGACCTTCCAGCAGAACCTCATGTTCCACAAGAACGCGCTGGCTCTGGTGGTCGTGCCCTTCGAGAAGCCCGCGGGTGTGCCGACCGACCAGATCGGCATGCACACCTACAAGGGTATGAGCCTGATGCTCGTCCCGTACTTCGACGGCACGAACCGCATCTCCAACTGGCGCCTCGACGTCCTGTACGGCGTCGCCGCCATCGATCCGCGTCTCGGCACCCGCGTCAGCGGCTAAGCGCCTCTCACGCTGCAATCTGACGAAAGGGCGCCCTCGTGGCGCCCTTCGTCGTTCTGGACCCTCTCTCGCGCCGGAGCCGTCATGGACGCCGCAACCACCTTTCCGACCTGGGGCTACAAGCCCGACGGCTCGGCCCAGATCTTCGACCTCTCGGCTGGCGAAACTCTGCCTGCGGGCTGGGAGACCTCGCCGACCTGCATCACCAATCCCGAGCTTGCCACAGCCGACGCGCTGACTGCTCGTGCGGAAGGCCGCACGTACCTGCAGCCGGCCGCCGATGCCGGTCATGACGTCCTGACCGACGCCGCCGCTCCGGCCGTCGATCCCGATGCTTTCGCCAACGCCCTGGCCGAGATCGATCGGCTGACCGACATCATCCGTGGCGGCCAGGCGCAGAACGATGCGCTCATCACCGAGATTGAGGCTGCCGAGGCTGCCGTCGAAACCGCAACGACCGAGCTGATCTCGCTCCGCGAATTGCTCGCGGCTGAAACCACCGACAAGGCGAACGCCCTCGCGAAGGTCGAGACCCTGACGGCAGATCTGGCCAAGGCAACGACCGACCTTGTCGAGGCGCACACCGCACTCGAGCAGGCGACGGCTCCGGCTCCGGCACCGACCGAAGCCCCGAAGGCTCCTGCCAAGGCGAAGTGACGTGAAGACCCGCGAGGAGCTCATCGCTCGGGTTCTCAAGAACCTCGGCGTGTTGGCGGCTGGGCAGTCGCCGTCGGACGAGGACCGCGCGGAAGTCGACGACCTGATCGATCCCGTCTGCGCGAAGCTCTTCGACGACGGGGTCGCCAAGCTGACCGGTGATGAGATCGACGATGCGGCCTACCTGCCGCTCGCCGCGATCGTCACCGAGGCCGCAATGGTGCCGTTCGGTATCGGTGGTCAGAAGGCGTCCGACCTTGAGGCCCTGGCCGAAAAGGCCAAGTCCGATCTGAAGCTCGCCTACCGCGTCTATGACGCACGGCCGCCGATGCGACCGGATCGGTTCTGGGGCCGCCGCTGCGGCCGGATCTGCTGATGGCGGCAATCAGCTGGCCTCTGTCGTCCAGCCCGGGCCTCACCGAGGCCGAGGGCGCGGGACGACTCATCAACGCGATGGTCGAGAAGCTCGGAGACGGCGCGCGTGCGCCGGTCTCGCGTCGGCGCGTGCCCGGTCTCGGCCTGTTCGCGGATACGGCGCTGTCGACCCCACGCGGTTTGCGCGCGATCGGCCCGGTGGTCCTCGGCGCCTATCGCGACATGCTCGTGAAGGTCACCGAGGATCGGACCGTGACGCCGCTCGGCTCCCTGCCTGGCTCGAAGCGCATCACGATCGCGCACAACAATCGGCAGCCCGCCCCCGACGTCGTCGCGGTCACGCAATACGGAGCCTACAAGCTCTCCATCGACACGGCGCCGATGCCGTTGACGATTCCCGGATCCCTGCCTGCGCCGAACGCCTGCTGCGAGCTGTTCGGCTTCCTGTTCTTCACGGCCGGTAACGGCACGTGCTTCGCCTCCGGGCTGAATGCGACGACGTTCAACACCCTCGACTACACTGTCGAGCAGGCCCGCCCCGGCGGCCTCCTGCGGCCGATTCCGTTCCGCGACGAGCTGTTTCTCTTCGGACCGTCCGGCATCGGCGTCTACGGCGGTACGGCGCAGCAGAATGGCTTCCCGCTCGCACGGATCACCGGCATTCCGCGCGGCCTGATCGGCCCCTGGGCCGTCGCCGGCCATGAAGAAGGGTGGTCGAACGAGATGATCTGGGTGGGCGACGATGCTGTCGTCTACAAGCTGTCCGGCTATTCCCCGGTCCGCCTCTCGACCCATGACGTCGAGCGCGATCTCGCCGCGGCCGCGAAGGTCGACGCGACCCAGATCGAGGCCTCGGTCCACCTGGTGGCGGGTCATGCCTGCTGGGTCGTATCGATGCCGGGTCGGACCTGGGTCTACGACCTGACCACAGGCCAGTGGCACGAACGGGCGAGCCATCAGGCTTCCCGCTGGCGGGCCTCGCAGAGTGTGAAGGCCTTCGGGCGCTGGCTCGTCGGAGACACGGCCGGCACCGGCCTCCTGGAAGTCCGCGAGGACGTCTTCACCGAGGCCGGCGCGCCGCTGCGATTCCGTGTCGAGAGCCTGCCGGGCCAAGCCTTCCCGCAGCGCATCGCCTTCCCGCGCGTCGATCTCGATTTCGCGTTCGGCACCGGTCTGCTGTCAAGCGATCCGACCCTCTCGGATCCGCGCGCGCTGGTATCCTGGTCGGACGATGGCGGCTCGACCTGGTCGAACCCGCTCTCCCGCTCGCTCGGCCGCCGGGGCGCGACCCGCACCCGCATCAATGTGCTGCGCACCGGGCTCTCCGGGCCACAGGGGCGCTCGTGGCGGATCGACGTCTCGGACCCGGTCTACTGCGCGCTGCTGGGCGGCGCCGTCGCTCCCGATGTGAGGTCCGAATGACGAAGCAGGGCATGCCCTCGGCCCAAGCGCCGATCGCCGTCGGCAACGGCAACCTCTCACCCGAGTGGTTCAAGTTCTTCCTGTTCCTCTTCACGGCGCTGCAGGCGCTCGATGAACGCATCACCGCCCTGGAGAACGCCCCATGAGCTTTTTCGGCGACCTCTTCGGAGGGCAGGCGAGCAAGAAGGCCGCCGCAGCCAGCATCGCGCGCCTCGATCAGGCTAAGACCGAGGGCAACACCGATCTGGACACCGGCTACAACACTGCCGCAGACCAGTACGGCAGGGCTGGTGACCTGTTCGGCAACCTCGCCGGGCAGTATGCCGGCGGCTCGAAGCTCTATCTCGACGCGTCCGGTGCCAACGGCGTCGACGCGGCGAAAGCGGCACAAGGCCAATTCACGTTCTCGCCCGCCTATCAGGTCAATCTCGATCAGGGCATGCAGGGACTCGACCGGGCTCGCGCCGTAAATGGCACGCTAGCAAGCGGCGGTGCCGACACTGACGCGATGAAGTTCGCTTCCGGACTCGCGAGCCAGGAATACGGGAACTGGCTGAATAACCTCGGCAACATCGATACGAAGCGCGATCAGGCGGTTGCGGGTCAGGCCGGCACCATTGGCGCGATCGGGCAGGCCGCCCTTGGCACGGGCTCGGCCAAAGCCGGACTCGCATCGTCGACCGCACAGAACCAGTCCACCGTTCAGATGCAGGCTGCCAAGGCACAGGAAGACGGCGCGGGCCGCCTGCTCGGCGGCATCCTCGGCGTCGGAAACCTCGCCTCCAAGGGCGCCGGGAGCCTCTTCGGCAGCGGTGGTGGCTACAGCATCTTTGGTGGCGGCGGATGGGGCAGCGGCTGATCGCGCCCGCCCCTCACTTTCGCTCGCACAACGGATACGGACATGGACGGCGCGCAAGTCTACGCGATGGTCAGCGGCCTCGGCGACGCGTTCAGCGACGCTTACAAGACCGCCCGGGCCCAGCGACAGGAGGAGGAGGCTCCGCAGCGCCTCGCTGACCTCGCCACGGCGTTCTCGGCTTCGCGCGGCGGTTCTGATCCCTTTACCGCCTCGATCCGCCAATCGGCTGCGCCTGCCGTTGGCGATACCGGTCCAGCCCAGAGGGTCCCGTCTTTCGCCGGCGGAGGCGCCGTCATGCGTGCGCCCGGCAGCGGTGGAGCGACGGAAACTCGGTTCGTCGATGCGCTTAGGGCTGGCGGCCTGACCAACCCGAATGGCCTCGCGGCGATGACCGCCTATGCCAACCACGAGTCGGGCTTCAAGGGCTCGAACATCAACGGGTCGTGGTCCGACCCGAGCGAGAGCGGTGCGCCCGGCACGTCCGGCGGTATTTTGTCCTGGCGCGGCGATCGCTTTGCGAACATGCGCCGATTGACCGCCGGTGCTGCTGACCCGGTCGAGGCTCAGGCCAAGTTCGCGTTGACCGAAAATCCCGAGCTCACGATGGCGCTGCAGAACGCCAGAAGCCCGGAAGAGGCGAACAGCCTCATGGCAAACGCCTGGAAGTTTGCCGGGTACAACCGTCCGGGCGGTGAGAACGCGGCGCGGTTGGCCTCGACGCAGGCCTACGTCCAGAAACTCGGTGGCACGCCGTCAGCTGCGCAGGCGCCGACGGCTGTCGCTTCAGCCGAGCCGGATGCCGCCAACATCCCCGCACCGGGTGCTCAGCCCGCCGGCTTCGTCGTGCCCGGTCAGGATGGTGGACCAGCACCAACGACGGCTCAAGGCTTCGCAGGCTTCGGGTCCGGCGCCTCTCGGATGACGCCGGAAATCCAGTCTGCGCTCAACGCGGCCTGGAAGAATCCGCAGACCCGATCCATTGCGGCTTCGATGTTCTCGTCGATGCTGACGGGCAAAGACCAGAACTTTCAGATCAGCGCGATCGGCGATCAGCCGGTTCTTCTCGACACGAAGAGCGGCAAGTACATCGCCATCGGGCAGGGCAAGGCGCAGACCGTTTCCCCCGGCACTTCACTGGTGAGCCCCGACGGCAAGCTGATCTATCAGGCGCCAGACCGGGACAACACGAAGCTGCAGAGCGTCGCCGCCGGCACCACGCTGTTCGATCCTCAGACACGCCAACCGGTGTTCACGGCGCCGGCGGCGGAGAAAGACGAGGGCGCCAAGATCACCGCCCAGATCGATGCCCGCAAGGCACAGGCCGCTGGTCTGGGGCTGAAGGAGGGAACGCCGGCCTGGTCATCCTTCGTCGGCACTGGCAAGATCGGCCGCGACCAGGACCTCTCCGCGACCGACAAGAAGGCGATCCTCGAAGCGGACGAGAAGGTGCTCGGCATCGAGGGCACCCTGACGGCGCTGAAGAAGGCAAGGGAACTCAGCCCGGAGGCCTACAGCGGTCCCTTCGCGTCGACGCGCGGCTATCTCGGCAGCATCGTGGGTCTCGACGGTGCGAACAAAACGCAGGAGCTCGACAACACCATCACCGCCCAGGCGCTCGACAGCCTGAAGGCTACGTTCGGTGCAGCTCCAACCGAGGGCGAGCGCAAGATCCTCTTGGACATCCAGGGATCGAGCAGTCAGTCGCCCGCGGTGCGCGCCAAGATCTACGAGCGCGCCGAGCTGGCGATGCAGAAGCGACTGGCGTTCGAGCGTGCCCGCGCCGAGGATCTGCGCGGCGGGACGTACTACAAAAAGGACGGGGCTTCCCCGAAGGCGGTGGTGGCAAAGGGTGATCAGCGTACCGCTATCCCGGACGGGATGAGCGCTGGCGCCGCACTCGCTGAAGCCAAAGCCTTCGTGAAGGCAAACCCGCAGCTCAAGGCGCAGGTCTCTGAGCAGTTGCGTTCCTACGGTATTGACCCGGCAAGGCTCGACTGATGCCCGGCTTGTTCGACCATCTCCTGGAAGAGAGCGCGCCGGCGGCTGACGCTGCCCCGAAGGCCTCCTCCAGCAGCTCGAAGCGTGGTCTGTTCGACCATCTCCTCGATGAGGCGCCGGTTGAGGCGAGTCCCGTGCAGTCGTCATCCGGCGGCGACAGGGTGGCGCCCTACGGCATCACCGCACTGATCACCGGGCAGAAGCAGAAGCCCGTCGATCCGAAGCTGAAGGCCGCGGCCGAGCGTGGAGAGATCAGCGATGCTGCGGCTGCTGGCGTTCCCGGTGATGACGTCGCAGCCGTCGGCCGTGGGCTGATCGACGGCGTGCCGGTCGTCGGCCCTTACATTCTCGGCGGCGTGAACCGCGGCGTCGCGGCCGTCCGCGCCCTGCAGAACGGCACGACCTTCCCGGACGAGCTGCGCAAGGTCGAGGCCTTCGGCGAGAACACCGCGAAGGAGCATCCCGGCGCGACGATCGGAGGTGAACTCGCGGGCGGCGTTGTGGGCTCTGCGCCGCTCGTCGCGGCCGCGCCGGCGGCGTTCGGAGCTGGGGCGGGCTCGTTGCCAGTGCGAATGCTGGTCTCCGGGGTTTCCGGTGGTGTGCTAGGCGGCGCGGACAGCGCCGTTAGGTCGGATGGCGATGGGACCGCCACCAGAGCCGGCGCGGCAATCGGCGCAGGCTTAGGTGTCGCCGGTCCTGCTGTCGGCAAGCTCGTCGGCGCGGGCGTCCGCGCCTTCACCTCGCGCGGTCGCGGCAATGCTGCAGTGAACGAGGCGCTCGAAGGGATCTCCGACAAGGATCTCGCCTCGGCCCAGTTCCTGATCGAGCAGGCCAAGAGCCTGCCCGGCGGCGGCGTGAACCTTACGCTCGACGAGGCGCTTAACGCCGTCACAGGCGGCCAGGCCACGCGCGCCTCGCAGCTCGCCCGCGTCGTCGCCAATTCCGGCGGCGAGGGCGGCCGGGTCATGAACGAATTCTATGCCGGACGGCCCGCCTCGATCGAGAACGTCGGTGGCGCCGGGTTCGAGAAGATCGCGCCGCAGAACCTCGATCCGACCGGGCTCGGCTTTGACGTCCAAGCCGCCGCACAGGCCGGCGTCGCGCAGACGCCGGAAGGCGTGGCGCTCTCGCAGGCGCGCTCGGCCCTTGGCCCACGTGTGAGCCAGGACCAGGCCGGCCAGACGATCCAGAAGGAGATGCGCGGCGTCGCCGACAAGCTGGAAGCCAAGCGGTCGGAGCAGGCGAACAAGGACTATGCCGCCGCGCGTGGCGCTCCGGAAAACGTCGGGGTCGAGCGCACCGTCACCGTCGAGCGCCCGGGCGAGCCGATCGTCACGCCGCAGGAGTATTCGCGCCCCCAGTTCCGAGACGGTACGCCCCGGCCGCTCGACCTGCCTCCGACCGCTGAAGAAGCCGTTGGCGCCGGTCCGATCAGCCTCGCCCGATACATCGCGCAGCGTGGCGGCATCGCGCTCGATGGCGACGTCCTGGCGACCGATCTTCATCGCTTCAACATCCCGGGCGCCGGCAACGTCGCGCGCACCGGCGGTAAGTCGATCGACAACCATTGGCGCGAGGCGCTGATCGAGGCCGGCTACTTCCGCCCGGACGCCGACGGCGGCGCGGCGCGCGACATCTCCTCGGAGCTGCTGCGCAAGCTTCAGAACGAGCAGCGCGGCGTGCCGAGCTTCCCGATCGGGAATGAGCGGCAGGCGGCTCGTCCGACCGCCGGCCGCGTCGCCGACGAGTACCAGGCCGCACTGTCCGAGGCCGAGAGCCGTCTGAACACCGATCTTCGTAATCACGGTGTCGATCCGGCGAGCGTTCACCCGGATGTTCGCGATCGTGTGCTTGGCGCGATGATGCGAGGCGAGCATCCGGACCCGCTCGACGCTTTCGAGCGCGTCGTCGGCGGCATGAAGGAGAATCCCCAGCCGCTCGTGAAGTCGACGACGGTCCAGGAGCAGATCCCGGACGTGCGCTTCGGCCAGTTCGATCCGACGCCGGCCTTGGACGCGGTGGCGGCACAGGGGCGCACCGCCAAGGGAGATGTGCGGGGCGTGATCTCGGCCACCGGCCGGGATCTCTTGGAGAACGTGAAGGACCCCGTGACCGGCAAGCGAGAGCCGATCATGAGCGTCGAGGAAGGCCTCCACGCGCGCGAGCGTCTGGACCAACGTATCCAGGCCGCCCTCAAGGACGGGGATGCGACGAAGGTTCGTGACCTGACGATCCCGCGGAAGGCCTTGGATGGGTCGCTGAAGACCGTCCCCGAGGTTGCGACGGCCGACGCGAACTTCGCCGCCAACTCCGCAAAGCTCGAACCCTTCACGGGCGAGACGCCCCTTGGTCGCATCGTCCGCAAAGACCCGCAGACCGAGCGGCTGCTGACGCCCAGCGAGACGGTGCCGAGCTATCTGCAGGGCGCCTCGGCCGCGCGCGAGTTCTTGGCCAACGCAACGCCGAAGGCGCGTAAAGCCTTCGAGGGTCGGACCGCGACACAGATCATCGAGGGCGCCACCGACAAGCGCGGCGTCATCGACCCGGATAAGCTGCACACCGCGATGCGCGAGCATGCCGATGTGCTTGCGCAGATGCCGGAAACCTACGGCCGCCTCGAAGCCGTGGCGATCGCGCGCGACGGTCTGGCTCGCGTCGAGGCTTCACCGCTCGGGCGGGTCGCAACCCGCGATCCAGACGTGAAGGCTGCGGTGAACGCGCTCTTCCCTACCAATCCCGGCGCGGGCACCCATCAGGAGATCGCCACGGCCGTCTCTGCGCTCGCGAAGAGCCGGCCGCTGATCGCGCGCCAGCTCGTGCGCTATCACCTCGAATCCGTGTTCAACGAGGCGACGCAGGACGTGAAGGGCATCGCCTCGCAATATGGCGGCGCCGGCTTCGCCTCGGCAGTGCGCGGAAACGGACAGCAGCGGCAGAACCTCGAAGCCGCGATCCGGGCTCTTCCCGATGGCGAGACGATACTCGGCGGTCTCGACCGGATGCTGACCACGCTCGAAGCGACCGGTTATCGGCCGCAGAAGGGCTCGGACACCGCGTTCAATACCGCGATCCAGACTCGGTTGAAGGAAGGCGCAGGGCCGCTCGGCCAGGCGATCGCCGAAGTGGTGTCGAGCGCCTCGGCTGGTGCCGGCGTAGGCGGCGTGAAGGGTGCCGCCGGCGGCGCGGTGCTCGGGGCGAAGCGCGCTGGGCAAGAGGCCCTACAGCTCCGGCGGATGAAGAAGGACGGCGAAGCGATCGCGCGCATCCTGACCGATCTGAAAGCCATCCCGATGCTGCGCTCGCTCGCGAAGCAGCCGGAGGGTGGGCGCGGCGCGGAGATGCTGACCACGAAGCTGCTGCACCTCGGCTACCGCGGGACAGCCTCCGCTGTTCAAGGTCCTTCAGCAGCGCCGCGATAACCGCTGTTTCCGCAGGTCTCGCTGGTAGAGCAGGTACGCCAGCGCGGCCATAGAAATGAGGCATCCGATGATCAGCGCCGAAGTGCCTCCGCCTCCGATCGTTGCGTCGAGCCAAGCAATCCCGCCCGGCACGGTCGCATGCAGCACCGCCCGCAGCGCCAGCATGATGGCTGCGAAGAAAACAACCGTAAGAGTGATCTGAACCCAGCGAGTCATCATCGTTTCGCGTCACATGGGAAAGCATCTTCGAACGCTAAGCGCACCACAAAGATCGGGTGTCGATTCCACAGCTTAGGATTATCAGCGATAAACTTACGTGCAACCGCGACCGCTTGCTCAGTTGAGGAGTTCTCGCCGGGGCAAATAGTTTTTGTAATTGCCAAGGCGTCGAAGGCCGCCAGGATGTAGCCGACGCAGAAATCTGCTCCCGTGCCTTGGGCGCGTTGGCATTCCTGAGCGAGAAAGGGCGTTTTGACGGTGCTGACGACGACCGGCTCCGCCGATACTCTTCCCATCTGCGCGAGGATGCCGGCAGCAAACAGAAACAGTGCAATCCGTGTCATCGTCCCTCCGACCGTTCGGAGGAACCACGGCGCATAACGGTTGTCGATTACCGCCCCGCAACAGGTCGCGGCCGCATCACGACGGCGATAGCGACCAGGCATAGTGCGATCTTGGCCAACTTCATTACTTGCCCCCACAGGGATAGGCGGCAGAAAGCGCCGTGTTCACTAGTCCACCGCCGGGCTTGTGTCGCTCGCCGGGGTTCGCCAGCAGGTACCGACACACTGTCTCGCCGAGTTGACCGCCGGTGATTTCTGCCGGGATGCAAGCGGTACTGGTGAATTTGCCAGCGGCTGCAGCAGCTCCGAGACCGTCAATGACACCGATCACGTATGGGGTGACGGCGTCCGGTTCCTTGACGCAGCCGTCGTGAACTTCGTTGCCGGTAAAGAACACGGTGCCCTGCGCCGGCGCCCGCGACGACGAGGCGGCAAACAGGACGAGCGTGAGGGTGATCTGGGCCCAACGCGGCATGGGTAGACTCTAGCATGTGGATGCTCCTCGCCAAACCCGATCGGCCTGATATGATGCCTCCCTCTCAAAAGAGATCTGCTTTGGCCATTCTGACAGCTAGTGTCTTGTACGATAACGTGTCGGCGTCACGTTGAGAGCGACGTCATTTCTGCGTTTTAGGGTTCGAGCGATGCGCAGACTGCTTCAGATCGGCATGGCGTTTTTGGCTCTGCACCCTGCATGTTCATGGGGGCAGGACATGATTGCTCGGCCTCAAGTACCCCCGGCAGTCTTTGGCGATCCATCTGAAGTCTCAACTCGAGATGGAACACCTGAAGGAGACCGCCAAAAACATGCCGGAGATACAATTATCGACGGGCAGAGTCTTACAAATGCCAGTCGTTGGCTTGTACGAACTAACAACCTAGGGCTTGGCGCGCATGGTGTAACCGGGGGGCACCGAGAACCCTTTGGTCAGCAGTAATGGTTCAAATTCGAGTATCCTGTCTGCGCGAATGCATGCACCAAGATTGGTCGGAATATTGCTTGCAGATATCATTGCTGTTTGCGTAAATACTGTTGGTGCTTGCTGCAAGACTACAGCCCCAGTAACCTCTTGAACCGCGACCCCATAAACGACGCCAAGTAAGAAAAACCGACTTCCTATGTTGAGAGCTGAATTACTTCTTGGGTCATGATAAGAGCCCTCATTCATCAGAAACATAGGTGAGCCGCTGGCTCCCGGCCATGTTGCAAAATCAACTAAAAATTCGCGCCTGCCTTTGAAATCAATATATGGTGGCGTTGCCGTATAGCCTCTGTGAAATGTCGGTAGATTATTTGTATCATCCCACAAATTTCCTGGATATCCTGCCGTTGTTACGTTTTCTATCGGCGATAGAGCCTGGTATTGGGCTTGGGTTGGAATAACCGCCTCATTAAGGAATACCGTGAAAGGTGATACGCCAGTTTGGTTCAAGTTGTTAAATATGTCGGCCAGCGGTAATATAGCTAGATCTACATCAGGGTGCTTGATGATGGCTTTCTGTAGATTATTCACTGTAATGATGTGATTATTGCCTATTTTTGGAAGATTGTTATTGTCTTTCAATGTAAATTTAAATTGCATTTCATCGGAATTCCCGAAAACATGAGAATTCGTTACAATGCAGGGCACTGACAGTCCATTGTGTTCAAAAAGTGAGTAGAAAAAGCCCGTCCCGTAGCGAGGTGTTTTTGGGTCAGGAAACTCAAGACGTACGGTGCAGTACATCATTTGCTCAGACAACGTAAGTTTCGCTTGGCGATGTGCTGGAGTTGCCATTGTTAATCCTAATACCCGTTGGGGTGATCCGCATAAACCTGCGAACGCTATGGCCGAGATCAGTGTTCGGCGCGTTAGATCTACGCTTGTCTCAGCGGCTGAGCCGATCATAGTCGACGTCTTATCCTCTGGTTGAGTCGCATCACGGAGGATGACGAGGCCGGGTCGCTTCCACAAGCGCCCGGCCTTTTCCGTCCCGCACTTGACCCGACGGGCAAACGCACCGATTAAGCCACCGTCCGCAGCGCTGCGCGCCGGACCTGCAGAGCCGCTCCCGACCGGGGCGGCTTTTGTCGTTTCAGGATCTCCCCGACATGACGACATCGTGGCCGCTCTCGCGGCTTCAGATCCCGGATGCGTCCGGGCGGCCGTTGCTCGTGCCCAGCGTGCAGTTCTTCGCCGCCGGGACGACCGATCCGCTCGACGTCTTCAAGGATTCAGCGCGCACGATCCCGCACGAGCAACCCGTGAAGGCCGACGCCTTCGGCAAGTTCCCGAGGATCTATTTGCCGGCCCTGCTGTACGCCGAGGAGGTTCGTGGTCCCTACGACAATCTCCTGTGGCGTGACGACGGGCTCGGCTACGTGCCGGCAACACAGACGGACACGGGCGGTGGCGCAGTCGATCCGACGGCGGTCGCCTCGACCGGAGACATCAAGTGGCGGCTCGACCCGGGCATCTTGCCGGGATGGGTGCGGATGAACGCGCGCACGCTCGGCTCGGCGATCTCAGGGGCCACCGAGCTCGCCGACGTCTCGACCCAGGCGCTTTACGTCTACCTCTGGCAGAACTTCTCCGACGCCATCGCGCCGGTCACGAGTGGTCGCGGCACGGCGGCGCTCGCGGACTTCAACGCCGGCAAGCCCATCGGCATCCCAACGATGCAGGGCTTGGTCGCGGCCGGTCTGGACGACATGGGCTCGACCGCGGCGAACCGCCTGCAGGTCTCGGCTAACCTGACCCTCTCGGCGGGCTCCATCACCGCGACTGTCAGCAACCCTGCAGGCATAGCGCCCAACATGACGATCGTGGGCGACGGCATTCCGGCCAACACGATCGTCGTCGACATCGGCGGCACGACGGTCACGATGTCGAACCCGGCCGGGGCGGGCTCCACCGGAACCGTGCCGGCGCGTTTTTCGGTCTTCGCCGACGCGCAGACGCCAGGGCAAATCGGTGGCGACACCGTCAGGACGCTGAGCAACGCGAACCTTCCGCCCGCCTTTCCGAGCGGCTTGGTAACGGTGACCTACCCGGCGCACGGCTATAAGCGGTCGGGTGAGGGCAATCAGGGCACGAAGAACGGCGACGGGACCGTCGTCAACGTCAACCTGGGGAGCGTGGACGCCGCCACCACACCGCCGGATCCGGTGGACCATCCGGTCGCGATCGCCAATCCGAACGGCGGCCGCCCGTTCCCGACGGTTCAGCCGAGCCGCCTCGGCACCTTCTACATGAAGCTCTGATCATGCCGGCGTTCATGAACACGCTCGGTGGCGTCTCGCGTCGCGGGCAATGGCGATTCCGCCATGTCTTTCGCTCCGCCAACGAGCGCGGTCAGCTCGACGTCACCGATGCCGGCCTGATCGACTTCTCGACCGCCTCGGATGTCGTGCTCACGGTCGTGCCGCGCGAACCGGTGCAGCCGCGCGCCTGGTGCTTCGAACTCGGCGGTTGCCACGGTCACCGGCCGGTGCTGATGGCGGCCCTGTCCGCCGGAACTCTGGCGGTGTCCAACCCAGGCATCGTCGAGGCGCTGTTTCCCCGGGGCTCGCTGCTCGGGTTTCCGCCTGGCCTCTACGACGTGCGCGTCAGCGTCACGATCGGGCCGGAAACGGAAGAGATCTTCAACGAGCCGATCGAATTCGCCTAATCCGGAGCGTTCCGTGGGTAGCTATCCCGTCCGTCCAACTTTCCCGATCGATGTCCGCCCGGGTCCCGGCGTGATCACGGGTCGCGTCGGGGCGAGCCTGCAAATCGGCGTCGACATCGGCACCATCGCGCAGAACCTCAAGCCGAGCCGCAACCAGTTCTTCACGGCGCTTGAGACGGCGTATCCCGGCGCCTCTGCCACCGTCATGGCAGCCGTCCCCTCCGATCCGTCGGACCCGGTCAATCGCGCCTTCACCGGCTCGCTGCTCGTCGCCGGGACCGGACCGCTCGCGCAGTTCGTCAAGACGACGCTGGGGCTGACCGACAATCAGCTCGCCACCATCCTCGATGCCGCCCGCCTGATCACGGAATAGTCGATGCGCCGCTCTCTTCTCGCGCTCCTGGCGCTGGCCAGCCTGTCCGATGCGGCCTGGGCTCAGACGTACACCCTGCCCGAGATCGGACTGCAGAACATCGGCTCGTGCCGGCAATTCGCGGTGCGCGACCGGACGAGCACGACCATGGTGCCGCTCGGTTGCTTCGATACTACGAAGCAGACCTTCCAACTCGCGCCGGTCGCCCAGCCCGCCTCGGGTGCGTTCTTCACGACCTTCAATTCGGCCGTCGGCGCCCAGTACGGCATTCCGACCCCTTCGAAGGTCGGGGCCAAGGTCAACCGCGTCAACGATCGCCTGCTCGTCGGCGCCGCTACCGCCAATTCCGGCGACTTCCCGGCCACGACGAAGGATTGGTACGAGCAGCTCGAGGCAGGAACGACGCATCCGATCGGCTTCCGGACGTCTTGGGCGCAGACTGCGTCCATCTCGACAAACGGCGGTATCGGCGTTCTCGGCGCGGCCCGGACGTCGGACATCAACCTTCCGACCTTCCAGCTCGCGATGGGTGGCCTGTTCGCGACCAACAACGACAACACTACAAACCAGCAGCTCGCCACGGCGATGTACGCGGTCGCGTTCCGGCAACCCGGCGCCGGCATCGGCGCCTACACGGGCACGGTGGGTGCCGAGATCGACATCGCCAATCTCGGCAACTCGGTCCAACTGCTGCCGAGCAACGTCGACAGCCCAGCCGGCCACACCACGGCTCTCAAGCTCAATTCGGGTGCAGTCGTGCCGGGTGCGACGACCGCGTCTGCGGCGCTGACCATCGGTAACAACGGGGCCAAATTCCTGACAGGCATCGTCATGGCGCAAACCGCCATCGCAGGCCTGACCTATGACGGCTCCGGCAACGTGACGGGTGGCGGCGCCTCCGCGATGCGGATGAGCGTGTTCCAGACGCTCGAATGGTTCAACACGCAGGCCGGGTCACCGTCGTCGGTCATCACCTCGGAGATCCTGACGCCGGCCAACGGGCAGTCGATCCGCTTCCGCGATGCCGGGACCTTCATCGGCGACGCGACCGGCAATATCCCGTTGCTGCTGATCCCCTACATCGGCGGCACGCAGACCGCGGCCGGCGTCGTCCAGGCCGGGCAGGCTTCGACGCCGACCGCGTTCGCGGCATCGCCCTTGAGCGGCAGCAACGCCGATGTGGCTCTGCGCTCGGCGGGTACCGGCAAGCTCGTGCTCGGCAATGCTTCGAGCGATTACGTCACCGTCACCTCGGCAGGCGCCTCGACGAACCGTGTCACCATCGGCAGCAACGGCACGCCGGCCGCAGCCTCCATGACCAAGACGGCCGCTCTCGGCACCGTCATTCAAGGCGCGACCGGTACCAACTCCGATCTGAACATCCTGTCGGCGGCGGGAAGCTCTGTGCTCGCAGTACCAACCGGCACGACCACCGTGGTGTTCAGCGGCGCGATCCAATTGCCGAACGTCACCGTGGCAACCCTCCCCACCTGCAACGCGGCGGCGAAAGGCACGCTCGTGTCGCTTACCGACTTTAACGGTGCCCCCACTTGGAACGGACCTATTGCAGGCGGCAACGCCGGCGGTAGCCAAGTCATCCTCGCGTTCTGCACCGGCTCAGCCTGGACCCAGCACTAAGAGTTCTACCAGGGCGACCACCCGAAGCCGCCCTTCACAAGCGTCTGCGTAGGCCCCTGCGCTACCCCTACGTAGCCGATGGTGTTCTCGCTGATCCGAGCCGAGATGGCGATTGACGCTGCACCCGCCCCATCGTAGCCGGCGCCCCCGAACGAGATATTGAGCTTCCGTCCGGGCTCCGGGGGCAGCACGTTGATCGCGCCGGCCAGAGCAATTCCCTCCCGGAAGCGGTCTCGCACCCGGTCCAAGCGTCCGGCTATGTCCGCTAGGGCGGCCGAGGAGGCGCCTTGGTTAGCGGCTGCCGCTGCGGCCAGTACGTCAGACGCCTTCACAGGGAACCCCGTGTAGGTGGTTCGGGGATCCCCAGGGGTGTCGGGGCGCTGGACCGAGAAGTAGTCGATCGATGGCTGAAACGTTCCGAACGTCTGCGCGTCCGCATTGCTGGCCGCGCACATTATGGCCGCGGCAATCAACAGTCGCTTCATCAGCCCATTCCCCGAAGTTTCGGGTAGCGGGCCTCACCTGCTGATCTGAGTCGATCACTCAGACAACACGCACACCGTGCAGCCTGCGTTTGCTGCACACCTTCCCGGCAACGTCCCTAACCGGGGCTTACCCAACACCGGAGATCTGAATGCTCCTGCAGCGCATCGCGCTGCGGGCCGCCCTCGCTTGCCTCGTGCTCGCGAGCGTGCCCGCGCATGCCGACATCGCCTCCTGGTACGGTCCCGGCCTCGCCGGCCGCCCGACCGCGAATGGCGAGCGCTTCAATCCGGGCGGTTTCACCGCAGCCCATCGCTCGCTGCCCTTCGGCACGCGGGTGCGGGTGACGAACCATGCAAACGGCCGCTCGGTCGTTGTCCGGATCAACGATCGCGGCCCATTCGTCGCCGGCCGGTCGATCGATCTCGCCGCCGGCGCGGCGCGCGCGATCGGCGTCTTGGGGACAAGCCACGTTCGCCTCGAGGTGGTCCGATGAGCCGCCTCGCGTACTACGCCGACTTCGTCACGATGCCGGTCCTGGCGCTGGTGCTGATCGCCCTCGGCGACGCGACCATGCATGGCGTCATCGCCGGTATCCTGCTCTGGACGCTCGCCGAATACGTGCTCCATCGCTGGGCCTTTCACGCTCTGCCCTTCTTCAAGCCGGCGCACGACGAGCACCACGCCAAGCCCTCGGGCCGCACCGGCGTGACGTCCTGGCATTCGCTCGCGGTCTTCGGGGGTCTCGCCCTGGTGCTACCGGCCGGGATCCTCGCCGGCTTCGTGATCGGGTACCTCGCCTACATCACCGCGCACCACGCCGTGCACCACTGGCGTATCGCGCCGGGACATCTGCTCTACGCGCTGAAGCTCCGGCACAACGCTCATCACCGCGGCGTCGAGGCGAATTTCGGCGTGGTGACCACGGTCTGGGACCGCGTCTTCGGCACGTACCGCCAGATCAAGCGGCCAAGCCGAGCTTCAGGCCGACCGTAAACTCACCGATGAGCTCGGGGCCACAGATGCGGACGCGGACGCTTCCGCGCTTCCGGCCATTCGCTGCGATTTCGACGCGCTGCGGGACGCGACACACGCTCGCGAGGCTTATCCGAGCCGCCGCGTAGACCTCCGCGGGCGACATGCATGTCGCCGTTCGCGTGTCCGCCTGGATGATCGCCAGGGCCTCGCGCCGAAACGTCTCGCTCATCGTCATACTCCTCGCACCGGAAGCCAATCCGGCGAGGAAACCCTCGTTCCAGCAGAGAGATGGTACAAATGGCCGCGAGCCTCGATCGCGCTGCCTTCTACAAGGCTGTGCGCACCGCCCCGTTCGGCAAGGGCCTGTCGTCCGCGCAGGTCGCCGGCATGGAGGCGATTCTCAACGCGGCGCCGTCGCTGCTCGGCACGACCTCGCTCGGATACTCCCTGGCAACGACCTTCCACGAGACGGCGCGCACCATGCAGCCGATCGAGGAGTACGGGCGCGGCAAAGGGCGGAGCTACGGTCCGACCGGCTTCTGGGGGCGCGGCTTCGTGCAGCTCACCTGGGAGGCGAATTACGCCAAGGCGACGGCGCGGCTTCGGCAGCTCGGCATCCTGAACGCCTCCGAGGACCTGGTGAAGACGCCGAAGCTCGCGATGCGCCTCGATGTGGCGGCCGCGATCCTGTTCTACGGCATGGTCGAGGGCTGGTTCACCGGCAGGAAGCTCGCGGACTACTTCGCCGGCGGCCGCTACGATCCGGTCGGTGCCCGGCACATCATCAACGGGACCGACGACGACGACCTGATCGCCGGCTACTGCGGGCACTTCGTCGACGCGCTGCGGGCGGCCGGACACTCCATCATCCCGACCGCAGCGGCGATGCAGGTCGCAGCTCAGCCGGCGCCCTCCGGCAGCATGCTCCGGACCGGCGTCCAGGCGACCGGCGCCGCCACCAAGGGCGCGCTGAACTGGCTCTACTCGACCGTCCACAACTCGCTGAAGGCCTGACGATGTTCGATCGCCCCCTCTTCCGGGCGCGGCTGCGCCTGCATCGCTGGGCCGAGGCCGTGCGCGGCTGGAAGGTCTACCTGCTCGCCCTCGTGATCGGCCTGCCCGACATGCTTGATGCCCTCGCCGGCATCGACATCACCACGCTGCTGCCGCCCTGGGTGCCGGGCGCGAAGTTCGCCGCAGGTCTCGCCGTCGCGCGGGTGCTGGCTCGGGCCTACTCGCTGAGCCTTGCGCGCATCCTGCCGCCGGGAGGGCCACGCTGATGTGGAGCCTCTTCACTGGCATCTTCACCGGCGGGTGGAGCATGATCGCCAAGGGCATCCTCGGCGTATTCGGCAACTCCATCCTGCAGCCGATCCTTCAGCATCTCGACGCGTCGACGGCCGCGAACCGGGACACGGCCATAGCCATGGTCCAGGCGGAGATCGCCGCGAACCAGGCCAAGGCCGCGATCGCAACGTCGTTCAAGGCGCTCGTCTATGGAATCGGCACACCGCCCGCGATCCATTTTGGGGCGACTTGCCTGAACCATACATTCGCCCTCGGTTGGCCCGTCATGCCGCTGCCGGCCGAATACGTGCCGGTCGAGCAGACGATCCTCACGGCGCTCTTCATCTCTTCGCCCCTCACCACGCTCGCTCGCGCCGGCGCCGCCCGGTTGCTGAAGGCATAACCGACCATGGACACGTCCTTCCTCGCCACGGGTCCGATTTCGTGGCCTGCGCTGATCGCGTTCGCCCTGTTTCTATTCGCGCTTGGCCGCGCCGCTGACTGGGTCGGGACGAAGCTGAAGGCTGGCACCGACAAGGCGGTGAGCCCGCTTACGGTCGACATGGCCGCCGTCAAAATTCAGATCGCGAGCCAGGCCGAGCAGCTAAATGCCTTCAAGGTCGAAGTAGCGCGAACCTATGTGACTGGTGACGTGATCACTCGTCTTGAACGTCGGATCGACGACATGGTCACCTCGGTGCGCCACGAGATGACGGAGACGCGCGAGGCCATGCTGCAGGCCTTCATGGGCCGGCCGCCGCGATAGCCGCCGAATTCTTCCCAGATCGTCCCATGCGCCCCTGGCTTCGGCTGGGGGCGCTTTTTTGCGGCCTGGTAAATTAAGCAAAATTGAGCTTCTCACGCAGGTTCGATGAAGCGACCGCCATTGTCGCGAGACCATTGCAGTATTAAGCCGCAGAGCTCGCCGAGTTCGTCCAGAAGGGTCTCTACGTCTTTAGCCGTTCGCGGAACGACAAATTCTGGGACTTTACCCTTTTGACGGACCAACACCCGCTTTTCGAAATTATCCGCTTCGAACCCTTCGATACCATGGATAAGTCGATTTCGGGACTCGATTATCGCGATGGCACGCTGCGCTAGCGTGACTGCGGTTTCGTCACCCTTTTCCCTTGCAAGCACTTCAATATCCTTGGCTTTATTGCCAATCATGCGGCCGTGAAAGTCTCCAAGTTCTGAACCGCCGTTGCCCTGAAGCAGCGAGAAGGCTGCACTCAGCATCACATCAAGGCCGGCGGTGTCGAAAACCAGCTTCCCGAGAGCGATGAGTAACGCTTCGTCAGCTGCGCCATGAAAACAAATCTTCTGCATCGGTTTACGGCGCGGCCTTTGGTGAAAGCTCAATTGTAGCTGATGATCTCCGCCACCTTAGGGATTAGCAGCAATCGGCAGTTCGATAAGCTGCACTCCGCGGTAGCTACATCTTATCAACTGTAGTCACAAAAACGATGACGTCCGCACTCCCACGAACATAGAACGAAAGTTACTTGCATAATAACCGGCTTCCATGGAGTTTTTAATGTTTGGGCTAATATGATCAATTTGCTCAAATACCATATCAAATCCGGCATTGTGTAGACATTGAAAAAGGCTTGGCTTAGTCAGCCAGAATGATTTCGTATTTGACCATGCTGCCCATTTAAGGCTTTCAAGTTCCTCTACGTTCTTCGCATCATGCTCGAAAAACCAACGGCCACGCATACCCTCATTCTCGGTCATTGAGGATAGGTTGAATTGCTCTCCCCCTTCTTCAGGGGCGTAGTGGGTGTTTATTATTACCGCATCCCGTGCCTGGGCAGACATGGCATCGATAAACTGCACCGGATTCTGCAAATGATAAAGCAAACCACAACAGAATATTACATCAAACATTCCGTGAGTTTTTATATTTAAGACATCATCTTTAACGAAAGAAATATTGGGAAGACCAAGTGATTTCTGAACTAAAAGGCAATTATCATAGTTATTCTGCCTTACCTCAATACCAAGCGCGTCCAATCCAAGTCGAGCGAACTCAGCGGTATAGCCGCCTTCGAGACATCCCAGATCAGCTATCCTGCGTCCCTTGAGATTGGCCCTGTAAAGGAACTCGAGGCAGCGGATCGCCGCTTTTGCCCAACCTTCGTCAGACAACAGGCCCCCCGCTTCCGGAAACGTACTAGAGCCATCTGGCAGACGAACGTTGTGTGCGGTGAACGTCAC